ACAGAAAGTTAGGTGACAGATGATTGAATATTTATTTATGCTTGCTGAATACGCCTTATACGTCGTGTCAGTGGTTTTCCTGATTTATTTATCTGTTGAAATAATTAGAGATAACAGACGGTAATTTAGTTTTGTTGACGTAGACTATTACTCCTATTCTCTGATTCTAGATTTAATGAGTATGGTATACTACCAGAGTAAGAAGAGTAAGAAGGAGAAAGAGAGAGAGGGGGTTAGTAGGAGAGAGGGGTAAATTTAGTGTAGTATTGATTCATACTCCTATAATCTAGAATCAGTGCAAGGGGAATAGTCTACGTCCACAAAACTATAAGCGAACTCAACGTATGCAACAAATAACTCGTATCAAAGCTAACATTATTTCATCGATAATCTTCTATCAAGCGCATTCCACGTTTCCAAAGCGTACAATTCATGGTGGTTATACTTTGATAGCACCAGATTCATCATTCTTCAAAGAATTCACATCAGTTCTAGCTTTCACATACAATCAAATAAAATCTCCAGGTAAGATTAAATTCCACAATTATCTTCTGCATCATATCGCAGTAATTAATAAAGATTCAGAATATACACCAAACAATATGGTTAAACTTTTCTACGATTCATCCGTTTCTGTGTCAGAAACATAAAACACTTCTGCCACAATAACCGGAGGAACAATTATGGATCGCAAAATCTTCAAAACTTTCGCTGAAGTTTATGACTTCCAATCTCAATACGGTTTAGACCTTGAAGGTTATAAAACCCGTCTTGAGTTTTGTGTGGGTTACTACATGGAAGTTATGCAAGATGGCGAATTCGTCGCATTCACCGAAAACGATTACAAGGAGTTAATCAAATGAGTAACTACTCACCACAATCAAACGATATTTTCAACGAATACGTCAATTCGCCTGATAAAGACGCAATCCACGATCATATGCGAGCAAGGTATGGAACTCGTTACCTTGATTCTGACGATAAAACAATCGGCAATCGCACCACAACGCGCTCGTCGCTTTACTCACTCATAAAAGAAAATAGATATCTGCACAATTACTACAAACAACCAAATGGGTACACCCTCAGAACGAGTCTCAGTTGGTCGATGATGAATAAGACGCATCCGTTGTTTGAGGTTACAAATCCTCCATTTGTATATTTCGGTATTAACGACGATATCTATATTGGGTGGAGGCACATGAGTGAAGGAGAGATAAGCGTTATTGTTTACTAACGCGTTGATATGTTGGCAGAAAGTCAAACACTTCTGCCACATTACCACCTCGTTATAAGGAGATAACCATGTCACCTGAAGAATTTTGCAACCTACATAGTGCATGCTCAGAAGGTAAAGCCTTCGCACTTAAATATAACACCATGAAAGAGGTTTGGAATAATTGCCCAAATCCTAATTGGATGTTGTGGATTGTAAATAAACTCAAACTACAACCCGATCAGAAAGCTCTGCGATTGTTCGCGTGCTATTGTGTTCGTTATACACCAATAAATGACACGCAACGTTTGTGGTATCTATTAAAAGACCCACGATCGAAGCGCGCTGTATTGATCGCTGAACGATTTGCAAATAGTAAAGCAACCAGAGAAGAACTCTCAGAAGCACGTGCTGCTGCTGCTTATGCTGCTGATGCTGCTGCTGCTTATGCTGCTTATGCTGCTGCTGCTGCTGCTTATGCTACTGCTGCTTATGCTACTGCTGCTTATGCTACTGCTGCTGCTGATGCTGCTGCTGCTTATGCTACTGCTGCTGCTGATGCTGCTGCTGCTTATGCTACTGCTGCTGCTGATGCTGCTGCTTATGCTGCTGATGCTTATGCTGCGCGAGATAAAGCGCGTATGTTTCAAGCTAATAGATTGCGTAAAGTTATCGCTAACCCTTTTACATAAAGTAAAGCCATGGAAACAGAACTCATCGCACGCTTTGCAGACTTTCTTGAAACAGTAAAAGACGAACAATTTTACTTCCCAGCTATTGTGAAAAATTGGAATGAAGAAACAAAGTGCGGCACCATATGTTGCGCTGCTGGGCATCTTCCAAACTTTGATAGTAAAATGTGGTATTGGTATAAAGGGCATTTTTCTATTAGAGTTGGTAAAGTAAGTTCAAGTAAGTTCGATCTTTTTGAACAAATCGCTGAATACTTCGATATTTCATATCAAGAAGTTGAAGGCATTTTCTTCAATGAAACTCCAGAAGGCAGAAACGATAATTACAGCGACGATGATAGTTTCTTCTATAAGAAATCAAATTATGGCGTTACGCGTATCGACGTAATCAACGCTCTCAGGGAACTAATCAAATGAAACGCACCGCATTCGCACAACAATGGATCGACAAGCTTAAAAGCGATCCACAAGAAACCTTCTGTAAGGAAACATTTTTCTTTGGTGGTGGTAAAGCATGCGCATTAGGTAAAGGATCAGAAATAATTACAGGCAAGACGAATTGTGGGTCTTGGGTTGGGTGTTTACTATTCGCTGATGCACTTGGATATTACACAAACTCAAATGGTTTTGTAAGCCGTAAATTCTTAGATACCATTTATCATCGTGTTTCTATAATGAATGATGAAGGTATAACAGGCGCAGAAATCGCTGCTTATCTTGAAACGATTTTCGACGAATAAGTCGCTTCCACGTCATCTTAGTAATAAGGTGCCGTGATAAACGTCTTACAAAGAAAGGACGAATATGTTTCTAGATTTATTTTTACTTGTATTCGCTATAGTAACTGGCCTAGGTTTAGGTTTAGTTATTGTAGCTGCTGCATTTATGTTTATGCTACACTGGTTTGATAGGCACTAATCATGCCACACCACGTCGCATTCATCGTACGCACCAAAGGTTTTGAAGACGAACGAATCGTCGCAAAAGAACATGAAGATACTTCTGCGATTGTGAATAAACAGTTGTTGGTATTAACAGACCAACAGAATATGAACATTCTGTTCAACAACGCCGTACTCATAGCCATGCATAAAGAGCGTAAGTTCAAAGATACGTTTATCTTCATGGATGGTGTTACACTCGTCGCTTGTGTGAAAACGAATCATACAGGTAAATCACAGCTGTATTACTACAGCGCTAAGCCATCCTGGCTATTTCTTCTACAGAGGAAACTTTAAGACAATCCTCTGCACTCATAGCAATATGGTTGCAGAATGATCGCCTTAACCCGTTCACGAAAGGAACGACGAATGAAACGCTCTCTACGCGATAAATGGTTAGAACGTCTGCGCGACCCAAACACAAAGCAATGTCGTTATAATTATGTTAGAAACGATGAAGGTTCGTGTTGTGCTTTAGGGCATTTAACTGATGCATGTGGATTTAACCCACAATGTTATTCGAGTTATGCTCTTAATCAATTTATAGGTGGTAATCTACTGCCAATTCAAGATGGTGAGTTTAAAGGTACCTCATGGGGTTTGACTTTAATTCATCTAAATGACCATAAACTATTATCACTTCCTGAAATCGCAGACTGGATCGAACAAAACGTTCCTGTGGAGGAAGGATGAAAGAGCAAACACCATACTTCGACTTTGAAGAAGTAGAAAACGAAATCAAAGATTTGATTATCGATAAAGTTGAAGCGTTTATGGATTTAGATGATGAACAATATCAACGCTTAGAAACACTTGTCGATAAACATGAGCTAGGCGATATTATTCAACAGTTTATATCTCAAATTAACTATAAATTAAAGACTAGTAATATCTTATAGTTAATATATTACACGATTGGGCCAAGGGTGGCGGCGAGTAAGGACCCGACCCTCCCAAATCAATTCCTAGCCCCTTTCCCGTCAGTCTCAGCCACTTTACCCCTCGGCAGGTCCAACGCCAGCCAAACGGGTAAAGTGTCTAGGAAAGCCTGGAAACGCCAGCAACGGCCACCCTCGCCCCGCCTCTTGCTTTCACCAAATAACCCCGTATAATGCCGGAGCTACCTCATATGAATATAGCATCAGGTTATCCGTATCCATATTACATGCGCGTAAAAAGCTCTTATGATTATAAGAGTATGTTCGACGCATGCTACGCCAAAGTAACTCTCAACGAGTTGATGAATGAGTATTTTAACGATGATCACGTAGATAACCTTAAAGCAGGAGCTATAGTTTCTGTCATCGTAGCTAATCGTACTCAACGTAACCAATGTATCGCATTCGATGAGAATGTTTTCTTCCGCGCCGATCTAAACGCATACGTTGATGAGTGGAGTATGTATGTTCAATGAACTAATCGGTGCTCACACCAAACTTTCAAATAAGACGCATGTATTTATTCCAAAGTACAATGAGTACTGGTCACAATTCGCATTTAAGAATGTAAAACATCGTCTTGAACTAAGATACTATCGCAATTAGACGCTCTCGCTGTCATAGTACTAATCTACTATGACATAATGAACGCCTAACCCAAAGAAAGGACGGTATGCAACACGATATTATAGACTTAGTTTACCGTGAAGATAAAGCCAAAGAATGGCGTCTTCAATTCTGGCCTGGAGAAAATGGATTCTGTGCAGAATTCCATATCCATCGACCAATTTTTGCACGTCGAATCGACGCTGTGATCGTTGAAGATGCAGATATTCCTTGGTTGACTGAGTTTCTACGCAATAAAAGCTCACTCCTTCTGCCTCAAATCGTTGAAGCATGCACACGATGCCAAATCAAAGGCTTTAATAAAGCTCATTGGTCTGACGTTAAAGATGAGTTGGTGCAGCTGTGACACATAAAGAAATCGTACAAATGATGGTGCAAAACGGCGTACCCTACGAGGAAGCCGTTAAAGACGCACACGACGTACTCAACGCCATCAAAGAAAGCGACAAAGTTCGCCCTTCACTTAGTATCAAAGACATCTTTGACTTAGGAAACATCGCAACAATCTTACAGTTGAAAGCGATGAAGCTTCAAGTTCGACACAACGAAGGATCAGCTACGGCAGAAATGGATAAGAATACTTCTGTTATATTGATGAAGTTGAAGAAATCTATCGATTGCATTCGCGACACCTACGAAAAGGAACATAGAGATGGCCCGTAAGAAAGATGATGCTGTTTACAAGCAAGCGCTTGAAGATTTGCAGAAACAACGCACTACAATTGAGAAGTTAAACTTGCAGATTAAAGATTTAGTAGCTAATAATGAGCAACAAGCTTCTACTATTCGGCGCTATCAACACACTGTTGAAGCTAAAGAGAAGACGATCACATTCTTACGTCAAACTCGCACAGGCGCTGACGATCGTAAAGCAATGTGTCTTAAAGAGAATATGCGTAGCCATACTATTAAGCTTATCGCTGCACATATCCAACGTTCTGACCATGACCAATATAGCAGTGATGCAGTAATGAAAGACATCATTCGTGTGAGTAAGAATATTGTGAAACAGGTATATAGCCCTGAGACTAGTGAGTCGATGACATGACAGTCGATTACTTAACACTAGAAGAAATCTACTGTATTAAAACTCTCATGGATGAACGGCATTTCGTAGAAGTTAAATATATCCACGATGTAACCCCACCAAGTCACAGAACGTTCTCATTTAGATGTAAAGATCAGCATATTTGGCAACGTTTCTATATGGTACGCTTCGATAAAGGTCCTCTTGTTAGTAAAATCTCTTGGAGACCTGTATGATCGTAAATAAGAAAGCACTCTACGCACTCGCCGCATACTACGAGGCATGTGGTAACAACTTCAACGATACTAGTGATCGGCTACTTCTTTTTGATATGTTTGTTCTTTGTATTGATGACTCGTTTAACGAGAAAGAAGTTAAACGATCTTTTGTTCATATGGAAATCTTCTTTAAGTTTAAGAAACATCACGATACGTATGTTCACAGTATCTGTGACCAGTGCGTAGCTAAGTTTCTACGCTACATTGCAAAGCATTCTAAGTTCCCGCCAATTAAAAGACTACATTACGTTTAATATGTGAGCCGATGAACATAGCCTGAATCCTCAGGTCCAACCATCTAATGGCCACATCAACAATTTATTAGGTACGTGGGATCACCGGAAAGATCCCGCACCAAACTCGGAGGATTAAGATGATTCAGTATCGATTCATTTCAAGCGATTACTCAGAGGATCGTGTGCATATTCCAGAAATGACGATCCAGTATAGAGGAAATGATTTGATGGATTGGGAGTATATTTGCACTGTTAAACGAGGCAAAGTCGAAAAGCGTAGTATTGATTCTGTCAACACAGAATGCGAACAAATCATCAAAGCATTTCAATTACGAGATGCTATAAAAGCTACCGCAAGGCAGCAGAAAGAAGAACGTCATGTCAGACCAAGTATCCCGCGCCTTCAACTGGATTGATGCGCGCATAGCTAGAACGCGTAAGTTTTTAGAAGATATGATTGAAAATAATGTGAGGAAGATAGAACAAGTCTCACATCATACTTCTAAAGCAGCACAAGACGCTATCAAGAAAGCAGAAGAAAAGCACACGGCAGAAGTTGTGCTTCGTTGGACGCTCGAACGTCACAACATTGTTACTCAAGCTATCGAAGTATTCAAATTGCCTCGTAGCAGTGATCGTGAGTTGGTCGAATACTTTGACTCAAAGATGATGGAAGATAAGGCGTGAACGAAGGTAAGTCGTACTCGATGCTTCGTGATTTTGAAAGTCATGGTATCACATATAACCAAGGTGATACCATGACAGAGCATTACCTTCTGATGACACACTCACCACTTGAGATAGAGTGGTTGATAAAGCTGAGATACATTAAGGAAGTCTAATGCATAAACATCCAAAGTACATAGAGCTTAAAGTAAAACTTCATGGTGTCAAAGCAGCGATTCAAGACGATGACCCTGTTAAAGCTTCATTGATGATGGAAGAAGCTATGCTAGACTTCATGAAGTTCATCGCATCAGATCGTGATACGCGTGTATGTTGCCAAGACTGGATCACAGATTGTGCGCATGAGTTTACACAGATCCCACACATAGATATTACGAGAGCACCATGAAACATACAGAACTGCAAGTCTTGAAATCTGCGATTAAAGATATTGAATCAGCTAAGAATGTGATTAATAGCGCTATAGCTTCTTACGCTTTACTGTATAAAGAAAAGAATGGGCACAGTCTTTACACTGGATTCTTTACCTATAAGATCGAATATTGTTTGAACAAGTTGAAGAAGTTATCAGATGGTGATCTTACTCACGATGCAGCAGCACAAAAGCGATTTGATGAGGGTGAGCATGGTGATTGAAACTCTCATGATCGTGCGTGCTTATAGCCCATGGGATGCAGTAGATAAAGAGTATCGTCTAAAGAATCCTATCCCTATAACCGCGCGTGGTAATCATTGTTCAGAGCATCCATATGGTATCGCAGCATATCTTCCGGATTATCCACGCGGAACAACGATTTCTGTGCCCGGTTATAATGATAACAAAGCTACTTCTGTTGATGATACAGGTGGCGACCTTCGCAAAGCTAAAGGCGGATGGATTGAAATTCGTTTCAAGACAGAAGCAGAAGCTAAACGTTGGGGTAAACAAACAATTAAAGTAAGGATTATATACCCATGAGTAAAGAAAAAGTCTACGCAAGCGATGGATGCATGATAGTTTTAATAGCTATAGCACTCATCACTCTTGTTGTTACTACTATCACAGGTAATCTACGTGCTGATAGAGCAGAAGCTGATCTTGCTAAGCTAGAGATAGAATATATTAGGTTGAAAACTGCTATGCTCATCTTGAACATTGAAGACTTTGTTGAAGTCGAGCCAGGTAAAGTAGAAATGAAGGTGCGCAAGTGAAGAAAGAAGATGTGTTTGGTTGTATCTTTTGTATTTTTCTTTTCTCAACCATGGCATGGTTTATAGGTAGAGAATCAATGCAAATTAAAATTCAGCATGAAGCAGTCGAAAAAGGCGTAGGAGAATGGGTAATCGAATACCAAGAACCAGACTTTAGCGATGTTAAAAGGAGCTTTCGATGGAAACTTCCACGATAAATGAAATAGATTATAAATATAATCAGATTCACATACTATCTAGTGGGACAGCAATCGTCGCACTCGACGTTAAAGCTATGAAATACCATATCGATGGTCGTTCTAGCAAGTGGACTGATGACAGTAAAGCTATTCTGCTAGGTTTATATGTAAAGCGTCGTAATATTCAACGAGCACTAGAAGAGTTTGAAGATATTACAGGGCATAAGATTTCTCACAGTCAAGCATATCATATTCTGTTTAGGTTTGAACAAGCTCAACAAATGTTTGAGCGTGGCCCTATGAATATGATCTTTAAGTACCAGTCACAAGCTAATTCAACAACTACCAAAACAATCGCCGCACTCGACGCTGACCCTAGCATGATTGCTAAAGGTTATCGTTATGTAGCGTTTAAACTAGGCGTGCCTACTTCTATGGTAAGCCACGCTGTTAGAGAAAGATCACGTCGTGCTCAAAGAATGTCTACGCCACGCATATCAGAAGGTTGACCTTCATACTGAGAAGTTTCGTCACTTCAGTTATATGATTCAAGGTAATGAAGTACTTTCTGTCGGCACGAATCGACAAATTAATCATCCTTGCATCTATCCTAGACAGACTTATCATGCCGAGTTTGTCGCATGGCAAAGAGGTAGGAAGCGAATCAACGTTCGCAAGCCCTGGCATATGATTAATGTGCGCATCGGTAAAGATATGTTACTACATATCAGCAAGCCATGCCACATATGTGAATCACTTCTGCGATCAGCAGGTTGCAGTAAAGTAATCTACACGATTGATGAAAGAACCACATCATGCTTGTCTTTTTAATAATCCTGAGCATCGGCGTACTCGTCGCTATGATCGTTGCTCTAGCAAAGAGAGGTCGCAAATGACTACGCTTACGTTTAATACATACGAACTAGATCGTGAAACCGCTCTACTGATGGGGTATAAGTACAATCATCAGATGGGTAGGCTTGTTATTAATAAGCCAGGTGAACCATCTAACATGATGCACCTATGGAACCCTACTAAGAATATCAATGATGCTCTTAGTATCTTGCAGCGGTTTCAAATGAAGTTCTACTGGACTGGTGTTGATTGGTGCGTCTATAGCGATGATACTTTTGGTGGATACATTGACGCTAGGCACGTAGAGTTGCCAATCGCTATCTGTCAGTCACTGATTGAACACAAGATGAAAGGACGTTGAATGGCAACGCCAACACAGTATGTTACTGGTAAAGAAAAAGTAGCTATTGTAAAGAAGTTCATATCTGATCAATCTGTAGTAGGTATGGATGAATTTGTAGCTATGAGTGAGAACGAACGTGCTAGGCATTTCATGCGTGCAGAATTACGTGGCAGTATGGTTCATGATATTCTTATCGAACTCCCAATGACAGGTATCCAACGCATGAAGCATGAATCGCGTATGGATTATAATACAAAGACTGTTAAACGTGTAGCTAAACGTTATCGTATGCCAGGAAGGTGTTAGATGCCTACAGAAAGAGATATTGAAGACATTGTGAATGCTATAGATGAGCTAGCTTATGATAGAGCTAATAAGATAGATGTTCAGAAGAGTAAAGACGATTTAAAAGGGCTGCTTCTTAAAGTGTTTGTTCTTCCTTTGGCTGAGGACGAGCACGCATGACACCTCAATTCTACTACCTATCGCCATGCGCTAGAACGTCGGCAGAATGGTTAGCTGATAGGCATGTAGAAAGTAGTCTTACCTACATTCCACGACTACTATCTACTGCTGCGCAGTTTGTAGTATGTGAAGCATCACCTATATTGTTACCTATATACAATCCAGCAGAACCGCATATGAAATGGTTGCTGAAAAGTGTATATAATTATCAATGGGGGTTAAGTTATTACAACACACTCGTCGAACTCGGCGAATATAAGTTTAAGTTTAAGCATAATACATATCGATTACAACGTGAGCTAACTAAATACTTACATCTATTTCCAGATGTAGATTTCACACCACCACCGTGTCTATTCGATGAAGAATATATCTTAGACACTACGGAGAAGTCATATAGAAACTATTATAAACAAGTAGAAGCTAAAGCTGGTAGTTACCATAAGATGGTAACTCCTTTCTGGGTTAAAGTTTCCATGAGGTTGCCTATCGTTCGACAGTCTCAACAGTGGGTCAAGCCGCAAGAGTCCGACCCGTTCGCTGATTTGAAGTGATTTTCCGCTTGCATTTCGTTTCCGTCTCCGTATAATGGAGACATCACCCCCGCTCACAACCCCTGGCAAAGCCAGACCGAGCACAATAAGGAATATATCATGCCTCTTCCAACCGCCCCCAAAGTCGAAACCACTTCTAGCGCTGCTCCCGCTGCTAGCGTTGCTACCGAAAAGAAAGCTGTTGTTATTAAGCAGTTCGGTAAAGCTAAGGATGATGCTGGTAACGACATTCCTGCACCATCAGCGCTAGGTGTTGATCTAGTCGCATTGTGCAAGAAGCTATATGACTTCACCCTCAGTGAACTAGGTACTGCTGGTGTTGATCCTGAGAAGTTCGTTGAAGCTCTTGAAATCAATAAGGAAAGCGTTCCAGGCCATAAGAATGGTAAGGCTGCATACGCAACTGCAAATGCTCTAGCTTCTATCTTCAAGCACAATGGTCTACTCAACAAGGCTCGTGGTGCTGGTGGTTATGCTAAGCTCAAGAACGACATTGCCAAGAAGGACAATGCTATCGAAGCACTCAAGGCTCGCCTTGTTGCAATGGGCATGAAGCCAGAAGAAATCGAAGCGACTCTTGCTTCAGTTGGCTAAGCGTTCATAACAAAATAAGTACCCCTCGTATATGTAAAAGTATACGAGGGGTTTCTTTATGTAGGGGTTCATGTGGCAGACGAACAACAAGCTAGTCCTTCTGTTACTGAGTTGATGACTTCTATTCATGTTAAGCATGAGCGTTATAAAAAGAACAAACAAAACGTAGTCTTCTGTACTGCGATTCTCCCTATCAAGGAAAAGATCCTAAGAGAAGCATTACAGAGCAAAGAATATTATGATAAGTTATGCCCTGAGCTAACTAATGATATTGCTTTGATGAGGAAACGTTTAGAGTTCTCTACTAATTATCTGCATGACCATGAAGAACAAGGTACAGAGATTAAAGAAGCAGAAGCGATTGCTCGCAAGATTAAGAAATTAGAACAACAGATGATTGAACTTCGTAAGAAGGAAGCTGAGATAAAACTCAGTCCAAATGTAGGCAACTAAATGGACTCAGCTGTACTTAGAGAGAAGGTGAAGAAAGCTCGACGTTTAGTCGAAGAGTACTCATCTAAAAAGATTAGGTTGGAAGTATTAATCCAATCTAGTAAAGAATCTACAAGTACAAATGAGAAAGGTATCCTTCTGATTTGGATAGACTCAGTAAGTAAGTGGTTAGAAAATAACAAAGAGGATTACGAACGTGCGTTAGTTTTCTCTAAGATTCCTGAATCAGACCTAGAACAATTAGAAGCATGTGATAGGGCTCTCTATGGCGGTTGAGTACGATCAAGAAAAGTTTGTATCAGATTGGGCTACTAAAATTCTAAAGCTCCCAGCAGATAAAGCTGATCGCTTTCATGTAGCAGCAGAAATGATTAATCAATATAAGAATTTTCAAACGGCAGTAGCATTAGTATTTGGGCTATCGTTTGCCACGCATAAGGAGTATGCCGTAGCTGCTGCGGAACATTGGAAAGCTAATTTTGGTAAAGATGAAAAGGCTACGGCTGAATATGTTGTTCAGTTCCGTGATTACTATATCAACGAAGTCGTCGCTTACCCAGCTGACGCATAAACAGAAAGAACTATATCATGTCTGACAACTTCACTCGCCGCACTCTCATCGAAGCACTTGTCGAAGCTCTAGGCTTAGATGATACTGATATTCGCATCACTTCTGCTAACGATGATGGCGATGTTACTATCAAGTTCACTGGCCTACCTCTTGATGATGCTGTTGAAGAAGATGCAGAGGATGACGAAGATGATAGTGAAGATGATGAAGACAGCGATGATGCTGTCGAAGAAGATGCGAATGATACGAGCGACATCGAATCACCTGAGTAAATAAATTTTGGTGAAGGAAGTAGTTAATAGTTCTAAATCCTGTGTAGTGAGCTTGTCCGCTAGCGGGTTACTGAAAAGAGTTCTATTAGCTGGTGTAAGAATCGGGCATCCCTTCATCTTTTTGTTTGTGAGCTATAATGAGAGACGCTAAAAATTGGCAGCATATAGCTAAGATTATAAAGGATTTGAATTTACCTGTTAGCGATTCAGAAGTTGATATAGGTAAGAAGATGGTGCTTGTAGCTTCAATGGGTGCAGCACTTAGATTAGATGAACCGCATTACGTCGCATACGAAGAATTAACTGATATGATCTGCCATCAGTTAGGTATTGTAATGTGGTTAGGCTCATGGGTTATTCATGTGCGTGCATGTGTAGAAAAATACCCTATCGAGTGGTTCTTTGAGTTAGGTAATTGTGAATTGTTTTACTTCAACTATAAGAAGTATTACAAGGAAGTTCAACGTATTAGTCAAGTAGAAACAGGAGTTAGATTGGTATGAGCATGCAAGAATTGTTCGATCAATTAGGAATTAAAGATGATCGCACAAGGATTCTTGCTGTCGTATCATCACCTCAAGTTTTCTTTGATAGGTGCCGTACAGAAGATGAAGCTATGATTGTAGCAGCACCTTTTATAAAGCACACACTTCTGCATATCATTCAGATAAAGAGTCAGCATTTAGATTGCTTAGCTGCTTGCTATCGTAACATTCAATATGCTATTACACGCGACGTACTCTACGCTATGCGCGATCAAGCATACCTAGATACATTCATAGCTTGGGCTAAGACTACAGTTGCTAAAGTTCTAGATATGCATATTGATTTCTCTGTTAGGTATATTAATTTTATTCAAGAAGAGACGGGCATTCCTGTCTTCGCTACATACAAAGAGTACGAGGAATACAATGAGCGGCAAAGTAAAGCTTAAATATACATTTGAGCAGACAATAGAAGTACAGCGCAGCTGGTACAATGGTAATCACGTTAATGAAGCATTAGACGGCAACCAAGGTACAGATGAGCACATCATTGCTATCGAATCAGAAAATGAACGTCTGCGCCAAGTTATTGAAGAACAAGTAATGCAAGGTGAAGGCACAGTAAAGGTTGAGTTAGTTCAATGAAAGCAGAAGAGATAAAGTTTAAGAAGAAGTTCAACGAGTACGCAGAAACGTATGGTGCTTGGACTAAAGTAACGCACGGTAATCAGTACTGTGCTGGGCTTCCAGATACAATAATTGTATCAACTAAAAAACTTACTTCATTTGTTGAAGCTAAGTTTTGGAGTAATGCCAATCCTCCAAAAGATTTTCATGATGTTCAATGTTTACTTAAAGGCGCACAGGTTAATGTTATTAAACATCAAATGTGGCCGCGTGATGCAGCTTGTTTGATTGTTGCTGTAATAGGTAATGATCTAGACAATTGTGCTGTATGTTATAAAGATCGGTTCACTATTGTTCCGTGGAAGCATGTAGCAAAACTCCTTGCAATCTCTACGGACTTCGATACGGTCCTCAACCATGTCTTTCCAAATTGACGTCTATAACGGTAATACATTACTTCTAATACCTGATTTTTACGACGCATCAGATCACGAAAAGTTTAAAGGATTTCCTGAGCGTCGTTGGCATAATAGTAATGGGATCACAGGTTGGTCTGTACCTGTAACACAGCCTAATATTGCTTGGTTAGAATCTAATTGGGTTAAAGGTCAAGACTATAAGGTTCGTCCTTCTGCTCGTATTCTATTAGCAGAACAGATCCTTACTGTTAAAGTTGATGAGCTTAAGACTGCTAAGCGTTGGGAATATTTGTTCGAGAACAAACCACCAACGTTTGATTATCCTTGTGTATTGAAACCATTCGATCATCAACGTGTAACAGTAGAAGCTGCGTATGGTGCTGCTTATTTCGGTCTACTCATGGAGATGGGCACTGGAAAGACTAAGTGTTTCATCGATGAGACTATGTTATATGGGCTAGGTCTAAAAGAAAACGAACTCTTAAAGATTGTAGTTACATGCCCGAAAGGTTTAATTGGTAATTGGGAACGTGAGTTTAAGAAGAACTATCCAGATCACTTTCTCAACTATCACATCGCTTGCTTGAACAAAGGCGAACTCAAAGCAATCGGCCAGATCACAGATTTACTTTGCAGTACAGCTAACATTAAGATTGTAATTGTAAGTCAAGATAGTGTAGCCACACTTCTGCCTTACCTGCTATTGCTTAAGCCTACGATTCTAGGTATTGATGAATCACATTACTTGAAGAACCCAAGTACTCAACGTTGGAAGTCGATTAAGTTGTTGGCAGAAGCATCATCGATGCGCCGTATCTTGACTGGTACGCCGATTGCAAACAACATTATGGATGTATGGTCACAGTTTGAATTGCTTCGCCCAGGTGTGTTAGGCTATAGTACATTCAATGCGTTCAAGCAACGGTTCGCAGAGTATAATGATTGGAATGGCCATAGTACAGTTACAGGTTATAAAGATGAGAACATTGCTGAGCTACAAGAAGCAATGGCTAAGTGTTCATTCGTTGTTAAGAAATCAGAATGCTTAGACCTACCGCCTAAGCGTTATGATACTATGAAGTTTGAGATGCCGCCAGCAATGCGTGACATCTATGAGAAGTTTAGCACTGAGTTCTTCGTTCAATTAGAGAATGGCTCAACAGTAGAGACTGAGTTTATTATTGTTCAGATGTTAAAGCTATCACAGATTTGCAGTGGTTATGTTTCTGCCATTAAGAAGGTAGAGATGGGCGACGCATTCAACGAGAATGAAGAACCGGAAATCACACGTAGTATTGAATACATTCCTGGTGGTGATACGAAGCTAGAAGGGTTGCTTGAACGTGCAGATGATGTGTTACGTGAAGGTAAGTTAATTATCTGGTCACGATTCAAGTTAGATAGCGAAGCTATTCATCGTGCTTTAACTGAGAAGTATAAAGATCGTGGATGGTTTGGAGGTAAGTATGATAGTACAGTTAATGATGCTACTAGAGAGTATAATAAGTGCGCCTTCGGGGATATGGCTAAAGACGGACCAACAGCTGGTAATGATAATTTTAGATGGTTATGTGGTTCCCCGCGTGCTGGCGGAGTCGGCCTTACTTTACTTGGCACTCTTAATGTACGGTGTACGAATGTCTTCTACTATAACAATGACTTCAACTTCGGTGCGCGTGATCAATCAGAAGATCGAGTACATCGAATTGGTTTAAAGAATCCGGTACTATATACTGACTTCGTATATGAAGATAGTATTGAAGAATACATTGCGCAGAAGTTACAGAACAAGCGCGACCTTGCTACAGCAGTTAAGAATGTTGGCGAGATTCGTGAACTACTACTTAAAGGAAGCAAGGTGAATGCGTGATGGACCGATTTAAACAGACGATTAAAAACCTACTAATGATACTTTGTTATATTGGTATCTTCCTAGGCGGTTGTATGATTATAGCTGCTGGGTTACTGGCAGCTTATGAGGAGTTTATCCGATGAACTTATATCGATGTGTGTTTAAGGGCAATGAGAATTACGATTCAGCTTTAGATTTTCTAACGCCTTATGATACCATGATTACAATATTTCCAGATGGTGTAGAGAATGCGCCGTCTGATCTATCACCATACCAAAGGCAAATCGACAATGTCTTAGGTGACGCTGACCCGCGTGATTTAATTATCTTCAACGGGCCATCATGGTTGATCGCATTAGTTGGGCATCGTTGGTATTCAGATGAAGAACGTAAACATCACAACGTGTTGGTGTTTGATAAAGAACTAGGCAAGTATAAGCGTCTAACGCTAGGAGCAATCGATGACTATTGATGAGAAGAAGTTAGCTCAGAGTTTACAAACTTTGATCAATGAATTTCAAACAGCAGCTACAGTAGTTGATGAATTCTTCGGGCCAGTTGTAACAGGCACACAAGCAGCACCATTAACAGTGCATCTTCTGCTATATGGTATGATGGACCATCTGAAAGACGTATGCGAAGCACTCACCAAAACGTGTAATAAGCATATGCCAGAAGTTGCAGAGCGCGCAGAGAAGTTAATGACTAATGAACAGATGGATAGCATCGAGTTCATGGGTAAGAAGTGGAGCGTTGGTACTAAAGATTATGCGCAAGTATCAGCAGCTAATAAAGGTCTATGTATTAAATGGCTACAAGACCATCCTCTGTTAAAGAGTTTGGTTGGTTTAGATTACCACCCAGCATCATTACAGAAAGGTATTAAAGAATTGTATATCGATAAAGGCGAACAAGAAAAGATTCCGCCTTTCATTAGTGTGTTTAGTAAGCGTGTTCTTACTGCACGTAAGACAAGAGGTAGCTAAACAAACTTCTTGATTTTTAGAAATACCTTGGTATAATAGAATCCATAACACTTGCCACTTAGCATGGCAGAAAGACGCATATGACGCACGAACTCACAACGACTACACAACAAGCTCTATCTACTTACATGGCAAAGAATGATGACTTTGCAGATGTTCGTCCACAGGATAAGCTTACTCCACGCATTAAACTAATGCAGATGACTTCACCGCAAGTAGCAGATGGTAAAGCTATGGCTGGTGATATGGTTCTAGATAGTGGTGATTTACTTGTTAAGCGTGGTGGTAGCACCTTGTTTGTACCGCTCATGCATTGGTTATCATGGGTTGAGTTTAACCCAGATCGTAATTGCCCTAAAGATAAGCGCGTAATTGATCGCAGTGTTGATCCGAATTCGTCGCTTGCGCAGCGTGCTGCGAAGTACGAAGAAGTAATGCAATCAAACGGTAAGAAAGCATTCGCAGTAACAGAAGCGTATAACTTTGTTGGTCTTTGCCCAAGCGTTGGGCACTTCGATACGTTCTATCTTCTATCTTTCCAACGCGCTTCACATCGCGTAGGTAAAGGCTTGATTAATAAGCTGATGGGTATTCGTGCGCCAGATGGTTCACGGTTCCCAATGTTTATGAGTATGTTTGAGCTTAGCTCACTCTACAAAGATGAAGGCCCTGAAAAGAAGTACTTCATCCCATCGCTTGACAATCGCAAAGATACGCCAGAAGATAAACTAGCTAGTCTAGCACTTCTAGTTGATGGTCTACGCGCAGGTAAGAAGATGATGATGGATCGTGAGCTTGAACGTGAGAAGGCAGAAGCTGAGGCAGATGCTGAGACTGAAACATCAGCTAAAGCTGAAAAGCACTTTTAAATAAACCTACAGCATGGCGCCCTACGTAGATGTAAAAGTCTACGTAGGGTTTTGTGCCTTAATATGGAATTAATATGATCCTTATAGGCATTACAGGTTTCAAAGGATGCGGTAAGACTAGTTTCGCTAAAGCATTAACCGAAGAAATTAAAAATAACTTTTATCGTTCTGTACTGCTCTCGCCTTTTGCAAGGCCATTAAAGATTACATCAGAAGCTATCTTTGGTAAAGCTAAATGGTACGGTACTGATGCTGAGAAAGCAATGGAGTTACCTTACTGGCACAATCTACTAGGTGAGAAGTATTCGTCGGTTCGACGTATTCTACAAACTCTAGGTACAGATGTGTTCCGTGCTATTCATCCACAGATATGGATTGAAGCACAACGTATGTACCTGCAACAGCAGGGCTCATTAGATATTGTAATCATTGATGATGTACGCTTTGAAAATGAAGCTGACTTTGTTCGTAAAGGTAACGGTCAACTCATTCATGTTGTACGTATGGGCGTTTCTTCACAAGATAAACATGCTAGCGAAGCTGGCGTTAAAGTATCTGATAACGATCTACGATTTGATTTTGAATCGTTAGATGCTATGAGGAAAGAAGCACGTCTAATTACTGCCAATCTAATTAAACAAACGAAAGCATTCAAGCTATGATGAAAGTTCAATGCATCGGCATCACTGATTTCCGTGGGGTGCCAAATGACTTATGCGATGATATTGTTAAAGCTCAAATTGAAAAAGGGCAAGATAGTGGAAGCAATCCTGCTAGGCTTATTGAATGTTCTGGTCGTACCTGCTATGATAGCTATAATACTGGCAGAGATTCTGCTAACTACCACGACAATATCAAGAAGGTCGGTCATGGCTCTGTCACTGAGCATGTTCACATTAACTTCTTTATATCTGGCGTGTCACGTGGGTTAACTCATGAACTTGTTCGCCATCGTCATAGCAACTTCTCTCAACGTAGTACTCGCTATGTAGATGAATCAGAATCGCCTTGGGCTTTACATCCGTTGATTGAAAAGCATTGTTCACCAGAAGCATTAGCAAATATCAATCAGTTAATTGAATTAGCTAAGCGTGAATATCGTTCTGTAGTTGAAGACCTTCAAGAGAAGTTAACCAATGCTGGTACAGATAAGTTCACAGCACGGAAGCAAGCGCGTGGCGCAGCACGTGGCCTTTTAGGTAATGCACTAACTTCTGAACTAGTATTCACCTGTAATATTCGTAGCCTTCGTAACTTCTTAGAACAACGTTGCTCACCACATGCAGATGCTGAGATTCGCATTATGGCGAACTTAGTTTATGAAGTGTGCATGAAAGAAGTCCCAGAATACTTTAACGATTATGTTAAGGTAGCTTGCCCTGATGGAATCGGCTTTGGTTTAACCACGCCATATCGGAAAATCTGAGGTAGCCTGTGAAGCGCGATCCTGTAGCGCTACTACAATACTTTCGCATCCCATATTATAAAAGGAGTGAAGAATGGTTAGTTGTTGAGTGCCCAACTCACGCGGATAGCCACCACGTTGCAGCTGATGGTAATGTACAGAAGTGTAATGGTGGTGTGAACATTCAAACAGGTAAATATACTTGTTTCGTTTGTAAGAATGAGAACCAAGACGTAGTAGACTTCTTAGCTACTAAGTTGCAGGCTCCGCGTGTGATGATTGAAGCGGCATACGATAACCTCACCGGGGAACAAAATCCTGGTGAGGTTAAGCTTGAAACTATTGAGATTTGTCATCAAGAGTTATTAGCTAACAATGAGATTCGCGATCGCATGCGTACACAGCATGGTATCGATCATGAGTCCATTGTTAAGTATCGTTTAGGTTGGCACCCATCAGAGAACCGTGTAATCATTCCTATCAAAGATGCGATTGGTAACTTCTGTAATCTGCGCAAGTATAAGTATGACTCTAAGAGTGATAAAGTAATTGGTATCAAAGGTGGTCGCAACGTACTCTGGCCAATCGAAAACCTAGAGCAACAGACGATCCATATTACAGAAGGTGAATTCAAAGCTATCATTCTAAACCAGAAAGGATTCCATGCTATCACTGGCACTGCTGGTGCTGGTTCATGGGATCGTACTAATTGGAATGAGTTGTTTCGTGGTAAAGATGTAGTTATCCTTTTAGATATTGATGAAGCTGGTCGTCGCGCATCAGATAAACTATGCCATCATCTTTACACGTACGCGAAGACAATTAAGAATGTATTCCTTAAAGACGTACAAGGCGTAGCTAAGGGTGACATTACTGACTTCTTCGTAAAGAAACAACGCACTGCTGAGAATCTCCACGAATTAATTAATGCTACTCCGTACTACCAACCGCCGCGTTCATTAGCTTCGCAGATTAAACTTGAGATGAATGATCCTATCAAGGTCAGTTTATCTAAGTCATCAGCTGCTGAGTTGAATAATAAGATGGTTGAGTTTACAGCTGTAGTCAGCGCTAAAGATGTTACGCCCTATATCATCCCGAAGAAGTGCACTGTTATCTGTAACCGTGATCGCCCTTATTGCCCATCATGTATTGCGTATGATCGTGAGAAAGCTTTAACGTTCGAGATTCCTCCACACGATCCTACAATTCTTAATCTAATTGCTACATCAGAATCTAAACAAGATGATATTCTAAGACAGAAGTCTGGTATCTTTCCTAAATGTAATGTTGCTTCATTCAGAAGGGATGAATCATATAATGTTGAAGAAGTGCGACTTATTCCCCAAATTTCAATTGGGCATACTACCGATGAACAAGTTACCCGCCGTGCTTATCACGTCGGGCATGGAATTTCACCTAATACAACATATGAGTTTGAAGGTAGAGTGTGCGCAGAACCAAGTGACGGCCACGCTACGCTTGTCCTTAACAAAGCTGACCAAACACAAAGTGACTTAGATAATTTCACAGTAACGAAAGACCTATCTATCTTCCAACCTAAAGAGTGGACAGTAGATGGTATCACTAAGAAGTTCGACGAACTCTACGAAGACTTAGAAAACAATGTAACAAAGATTTACCATCGTCGGGACCTACATATATTCTATGATATTATTTGGCATACCGTACTTTATATTGACTTCCAAGGAAGAAAAGGAATCAAAGCTTGGGGAGATGCTTTGGTCATTGGTGATTCTGGCCAAGGTAAATCAGAGTGTTCCTCCCGTTTATCGCAGCATTATCAATGCGGCGAGCGCGTCGACACCAAACGAGCTTCTATTGCTGGTATCGTCGGAGGTTTACAACAAACCGATAAACGTTGGTTCATTACATGGGGCACTATCCCGCTTAATGATCGTCGATTAGTTCTGTTAGAAGAAGTAAAAGGAATGGAAGCAGAGTCATTAGCTAAGATGACTGACATGCGTTCGTCCGGTGTAGCTGAGTTAATTAAGATTGAAAGAGCTAAAACTAATGCTAGAACGAGACTCATATGGATTAGTAATCCGCGCTCTGATAGTAATTTATCTACCTACAATTATGGTGTTGATGCTGTCAAAGAACTCATCGGAGGCTTGGAAGATATTCGCCGTTTCGATATGGTTATGGCAGTGGCAACAGGTGAGGTCGCTCAAAGCGTCATCAATTCTAAACATACATCATCAGTAACACATACGCACACTTCTGAATTATGTCAGGAGTTAATCTCTTGGGCTTGGTCACGTAAAGAATCACAAATAATTATCGAATGTGAAGATGAAGTATTTGCTGCTGCTACTCGTATGGGTGATACTTATTCAGCTGCTTGCCCCATCGTTGAACCGAGCGATCAACGTATTAAAATCCTACGGCTTGCCGCAGGTCTTGCAGCACGTACTTATTCTTGTGATGAACATAGCAATCTTGTGGTGCGTACTTGTCACGTTCAGTTTATTGAACAATTCTTGAATCGTATTTATTCATCAAAAGCATTAGGCTACAAAGACTTTTCTGCTAAGCAACTAGGTGAATTAAAGATTGATGATGTTGGTGGCGTTATTAAGATCATGCAGGATCAACCACATTGTCAGGATCTAATTGAAGGATTGATTGAAGCAGAGCAGATCAGAGCAGAAGATATTATTAACTTAACTGAGTATGATATGGCTGCGTCGAATGCGTTGATTAGTCAACTCGTTCGTCATGGTTGTATTAAACGTACTCGACGTGGTGGGTATTCTAAGACATCAGCGTTCATTGATATTCTTAAAGGTATGTCACGGCAAGCTAACAGCAATCTCACAATGCGTGAGAAGATCCAGAAAGAAGTGTTCTAATGTTTGGATTAAATCTATTTAATCCGAAAGAACGTGTATACATTGATACTGAAACCACGTCTTTCAATGATGAATGGGAAGCTTTAAACCCATACCGTGGTGATCGCATTACGACTGTTATTATTGGGCAGCTGGGTAAACCTACGATGGCTTACCCTGTTCGTAATCGTAATGCGAATCAGCCGCTATTAGATATTGAAAAGTTCTATAAAGAATTGCGCGAGTGGTGCGCAGAGGTGTTGTTGTACGCTAACTTGAATATTAAATTCGATCTACGATTCTTTGCGTGTGAAGATATTTTCTTTCCTAAAGCACGCTTTGAAGATACGAGTGTGCTTGCTCGTCTTGTCAACAATCAAGAGACTAGCTTCGCATTAGATCACCTAACTGATAAATATAAATGCAAGCACAAGAAGCTTGGCCATTTAATTAAGCCATATCTACAACATACTAAAGACTACGGTAAGATTCCAACAGACGTACTAAACGAATACGGTATTGGTGACGTTGACGGTAACATCGAACTACATGAACATCTTCTGCTTAAACTACCAGAAGAGTCTGGTACAGTATGGGATGTTGAACAACGATTTTGCCGTCAGCTTCTAAACGTTGAGCATCGTGGCATATCTATTAATGTGCCTTGGTTGCAGAAGCGTGAGCAGAAGTTAGTACTTGAAATGCTAGTCTTAGCTATTAAGATTAAATCATTAACTAATGGTAAGATTAATAACCCTAAGAGCCCAGCGCAAGTAGCTCAATACTTTCAATCAGAAGGTATTGAGCCAGTCGTATTCAACGAACCGACTGATGCGATGAAAGCTAAAGGTATTAGAGTTGGTAATCCATCATGGAATGCTGATGCGTTAGAACAAATCAATCACCCTGTAGCTACCTTACTAATTGAGTACGGCGAGCGTCATATTCAAGCAGGTACGTTCTGTAAAGGATGGGTTAATGCATGTGATAAGAATGGTCGTGTTCATCCTGATTTTAAGAGTAACGGTACTAAGACAGGTCGACCATCCTCGTCGGAACCTAACGTCTACAATCCTCCAAAGTGGCTTATGGAAGCCATCACGATACCTAACGGTTACATTGGAGTTAAATGGGATAAGTCTCAGATCGAGTATCGTCTCTTTGCTCATTACGCCAACGATCAAGAACTGTTACAGCAATATAAACTAAACCCTAAGATTGACTACCATCAAATCTTAGCTGATCGTTTAGGTATTCCGCGTGATCCAACCAAGAACATTAACTTCGGTATGTTGTATGGTATGGGTGAGAAGAAACTCAAACGTAAGCTAGCAGCTTTGTTTGGTGAATTAGATCGCGGAGATAAACTTACAGCAGAAGGTAAGATTAACTTACGTCGAACACTTCTGCGTTATGTAAGGCAATCTGGTAAAGACCCAGATGGCGTAATCAACGTGCCAGATGTTGGTGCTCTTGATCCACGTGTGTTTGTATTCGCAGCAGAAGCAATCATGGTTGAGTACCATCAGAAGGTACCAGCTATTAAGCAGATGCAAAAACGTGTTAAGGATGTAGTTATTTATCGTGGCTACATTAAGAACTTCTTTGGTCGTAGGTATTACTACGAGAAAGAGTTCGCATATATCGCATTGAATGCTATCATTCAAGGAAGCGCCGCAGACTTCTTCAAATTAAAGCTATGTGAATTGTTTGAGCAATGCGACCCAAGAGTTGAAATGGTCGACATGATTTACGACTCATGCTTTGCGATCATGCCTTTAGAGTGCGCGCAAGAGTATTGGGATCTATGTCAGAAGGTAGTTTGCAATGCTCCGTTTAATGTGCCAGTGCTTATTGATGGTGAAGTTGCTCTAGGTCACTGGGGCAATATTATGAAGATTCAAAACAATGACGTTCTAGCAACAGCAGGATTAATATGCAAATTGAAATCAAAATAGAAGGCTATTGGGTTCTATTAGATATAACCCATCTGTTTTTAGTTGAGGTTAAACCTAAGTTAGTTGGGATGTGTGAGCTTGATATTAATTATAAATTCCCAGGCGATCCTCAACTTGTACCACTTAGTATTGAACATCAATTTACAATTGAGCAAGCAAATAAAATTATTGATGATATAAAGAAACTGAAAAACCCTCCCAAGCCTGAGCCTGAGAGGGTATCTCGTTGGCAACAATTTATTGCTAGTACTACCGGACGCGCCAAACAATAGGTTGCTTGCAGAATGTAACTGCGCCGCTTAGTGTGCGACGAATGAAGCCGTAGTAATCACCGGCAGCATAAGTCATAACTGAATCGTCGACACTAAGCGCACACTTACCATCAGCCGCAGTAGTTACGGTAACAGCATGTGTAGCTGTAGCAGTAACGTTACGATCACTGCGACTATATAGAACAAGGTCTACAGTAGCAGTGGATAGATCGTGTGGAGCACCAGTGTCTTCTAAGATAACAATAGGTAGGGCTACCGTATTAGTATCTTTAAAAGCTAAAACTAGCTTGCCTTCTTTTCCGCCTACGATTGCACGCATGGTTTGTTCCTTTACTTAATGTTGATTTTAGAAGGAGTGCGCGATAGGTACTCAGTACCACCAGTCGCAGTGTACTTAACGTATGCCCAATAAGGAGCATTGTTAGTCTGAGGACCGTAATTAAGGTCAGCAGGTACGAATGCAAAGCTAGCATAACCAGCAGGCGCATCCGTAAGAGTGCCTGAAACAGTATCAGTTACTGCTTCACGACGATCTTCATATGTGTAGATGAGTAGATCAACAGTGCCATCTGTTAGATCAATCTGTGCGCCAGTATCATCTAAAAGAACAGCTTTTAATGTTAAGCTAGATGCTTTGAATACGTCGAGTGTTCCGCCTTCGACGCCTTCGATGAGTGCGATCATAAACATTACTCCTTAATTTGAGTTTGAAGAATTACTATATCACACGATATAGTATTGCAAGAGATTTGTTATTAGCCAGGCATATAAGCGCCTATAGGCGCAGATGAGTTATGAACATTAATTCCACCTATAGTTAATGGTGCTAAGTTTATAGTTATTGACCCAGCATAACTTGACCAATATCCACTAACATTAGCTCGACCACCGCCGCCTACAGGTGTTCCTGTACCGTAGAAGAAACCACCGCCAGTAAATGTGGCCCCAGTACCTGTTTCTAATATAGGGCTTGGTGAGCTTTCATCTAGCACATCACCAACGACACCAGCGAATGAGTTGAGTACGCCTATGCCAGAACCGATAGGTGAATTTTGTTTATAGACTATACCACTAGCTTTAGTAATAGCTGAACCTATAACAGCATATGAAGGGCTTAACTTAGCAGTCCAATTCACAGTTGGGCAAGTAGTCCACGCGCCTGAGCCTAACCCTTTAACAATAAATACTTCGATAAACTCAACAACATATAAACCAATTAGGTTCATTGTTACATCTATCTGTGTAGAAACAGATACTAAGTTACCTAAGTAAACTACAGAAGCATTAGGCAATGTAACTTTAAGGGCGAACCCGCCGCCCCATGTACCAGACGATACACTTCTATTGAATCTTAAAATCTTACCTATAACAGTATTCGTATGCCTAAATTTAAAGTCACCAGCTGCAAAATTATCGCCAGATGGATCACGATTATAATGAACAACACCAGGATGTGAGCCATTGAACCCTTCTTCTTCTTGCACGAATGTTAAATCAATGAAGCTATCTTCTTCTTTTAATGTGCCTTGTTGTTGATAGTACTGTGAAGTAACTACAGCTTTAAGTGGGAAAGTACCTTCTGTATTGCCAGATACTTTTATCTGCTGTACTACTTCGCCTTCGCCAGCTTCAAAGACTAACTCAATAACTTCTGCCGGTGTACCGTCTAAAAGGTATAAAGAAATAACTTCTGTTTGAGTTAGAGTTACTGTATGGTTGTCATCAATTTCTCTATCTAGAACTAAATCTAGAATAAAGATTCCATCTACTGGTCCTTCGGTAGCCATATTATGAGCCTTCTACATCAGGCAGTTCACGGCGAGTTATTTCTACATCTTTAGGATAGTAGTCTTTATCAAACGGAGCAGAAGGATTCCTGCTTAATTGGAACTTACGCTCAACCATAATAGTTAATGGCCGTGTAGTTGTTCCTAAGCTTTCACGATACAGCCACTTATAATTGACTCGTAATGTTAGGTTGAAGACAGGTGGGATGTATGTATCATCTTCTTTGTCCGGGAAGAAACCTGTAACATCGCCTTCTAAACCTGCACCATAATCATCATAGTTAGATTCACCGCCCGGTGCATACGCATCTACTACGTATGCACGATAGCTGAATCCTTTATCGTAGATCCACCCAGCGTCAACTGTTAATGTAAACTCAGATTCATATTCATCAGTAGATGCTATCTCAATAGCTGCCACTTCACTGAATATTAATGGCATCAACATTACATTGCCAACAGTTGTCCAACTTCCACCATAACCACCATTAGTATTAGGTGGGCTGTTCGGATCTGTAGGTGGTTCGTTAGGAAGCTCAGGAACGCCTGGTGGCTTATATACAGTTACACCGCCAGCTTGCACGAACGTTTGGCATACACGCGCTTGTAAAGATACTTTTGGTTTTAATATATCGAAGTTATATTTAACTGACTCTAAGTTACAATGCGCAGCAACTAAGTATGGTTTCTCATCTGAACGTCTCTGCCAGATTAGCTCGCCATCTTCATTGTAAGATACAGTTGAGCTAACATCAGATATGCCTGGGAAGTTATTAAATACTATAGGATCTAAAGCTTCCCAACGACATCCCGTCATAACTAAATCAGTAGATACACGACGTTGTGCTAGGCCATATCCGCTAGGATGGCCACTAGATAAAGCACTAGCTACAGCGAATGCAAAACTAGCAGCATCATTAATTAAGTCGAAATGATAAACTACCACACGTTGATCTGGTTTAACACTACGATTAGTTTGAGTACGAACGATAGAGTAGAATGGATCTTCCCACGCACCATACGTAGCTTGGAAATATAAAGCAATATATTCTTGAGCGGTAGGATCCTCTTCTGTGAGTGGGTACTTAGATGTTTTGAGTTTGCCAATCTGCAATGAAGCAGAAGATTCTAACATCTCATTAATGTCAGTAGACTCACATAGCGGTTGTGTTACAGGAATAAATACGTCTTCTGCTACTTCGTAATCATAATCTTCTGTGTTGAAATATACACGACCGGTAATATCTATATCGCACTGCCCGTAGTCCCAGCGTAATGTAATACCGGCTTGATAAACTAGTTTATCAATAATCTCTGTGACAGTAGTATGTTGTTTACACACCCAACCAATGTAAGGTAGGAATGAATCTTCTAGGTATCCAGGCGGATCGACGCCTGTGATGTTCACGCCTAAGAACTGTGTTAGGTGTGGCGCTTCTTGATTGATGATTTCATAAAGAATCTTTTCGGTGCGTGCGTCGAAGTCATCCTCTTTATACAAACAATCAATATAAACGACATTAGTCTTAGCGCCAATATTCATATCTAAAGGCGCAGCAGTTAATGCAATCTTAGCCATGTTAGTAAGACCGTAGAATGTAGCGCTCTGAGTGATCGTTACATTCTCTGGTGGTATTTTAATCAGCTTACCTTCGCCTTCACAGAACACGTGGTCTGTACTAAAGCGACTATAACCATTACGAATATAGCATGATGTATCAATATCATCTGGTTCAATATGAACAAGCTGCCAACTATCCCCAGCATCGCCTTCGCCTGGAAGTGAGGTAGTAGGGTCATTAAAGAATAGACGAACCAATTGAGGCTCATCACGAAACTTTAAGAATTGAAATGCTGCAATAGGCCATAAAGGATTATGATCAGTAGGTAAGTACGTTTCATTGTCTGTTGAAGTATAGTAACCTGAGATGCTGCCTTGAGCCATCAACGTAGGAAAGTCAGGGTCGGGCCAGAACGAATGGATAACTATATCTTTGCGTTCGTCTAGTAAGCCTTGCATTTGGCAAACAACATCAGTAATCTCTTCGCCTTTTGCTAGCTCACTTTCACGATAAAACCAAATGTCAGCTTGTAAGAATCCATTAGGATCTAAGATAACATCTTTAGCGTTAGGTATAACTGTTTGAACTGGAGAGAACCTAGTATCAGTATAGTTAGGATGCGCGCCCCATTGATCGGGGGAACGACCATCTAATGAATCATTATAAGCAGCTACTTGATTGTAATAAGTATTACGAGCCGTAACATTCAAAGTAATAGTCTCTGCTACATCATCATAATCTAATGTACCAGCAATGACTTCATTGTCGTGCATACGTACGCGTACAGTACCGCCAAGTTCAGCAGCTTGTAACAGAAGACTAGACTGATCTACATTCTCTTCTAATAGGATCTCAGTATCATCGTCATCATAAGCAGCGCGAACTCTGCCGCTAATAGATGTAGCGAAGTTCTTAATACTGAATGATGGGAATGCGTTCAATGCACGAATGCGTGGTACTTGACCGTACGCTTTCGGCATGAAGTTAGCTGTATGCCATGGGTTGTAAAAGAAGAAGAAGTCTGGTACGTCTTCATCATCTACAGCAGCACAGATTCTTTCTTGCGCTAGGAATATATCAATCAAAGATATATTCTGAACACCGTTTTCTTCTGACCATGTGACTTCGTTATCTAATTTAAAGACCCCAAAGTGTGTGCCTAGTTTAATATCTGAACCTAGCTTTGTACGATCTACAGCATAGATAGAGAAGTAGAAATCATCAAAGTTTCTACCGCCATAGTAAAATGATGGGCCAACAGGATCATCAATTAAGGGCGCAGAAGTGCCGCGATTAGCTTGGAAAGTAATGCTAGCTGTATTACGACGTAACCCGCCGCCAGATGATGGGCGATCTGAATTAATAGTTATTTGATCTATAACGCTAGCGCAAGCAACAGCTGTGCTACCTAAAAATATCTGAGCGACATCGTTGCTGGACTCTTGTGACCATGCAACTTTTGGTAAGTTGTCGGCTGCATCATAGAGTACAACGATTACACAAGGCGAAGACGATGGACTGTTAACGTTGAAATTGCCTAGGCGTTTCATCCAAACACTGGCTCCACTAAGTAACGTGCTGTACCAGAAGCACTAGTAGGATCGGCGTGGTTAGCAATAAACATACTATATGAACGTATGATATAACCTGGAGCCATAGGCACGTTAACTATCACACCTTTGCGAGTGCCGGCATCAGCATCAGTCATATCAGCGTAGATCATACTAGCTCCATTAATAGTATCCCACATACTTACTTTAAGTTCTTTATACAGGTCACCACTTGATGGTGTGTAAGGCGTTGAGAATGTGCCTGAGTAAATACCAATTCCTGATGTAGTAACGTCTACAGATTTAACTGCTGAACCACCATCCCATAATTCTAATCGAACAGTGCGGTTAGTAGCAGAAGGCCAATAGAATCTAGCACCTACAACAGATATAATCTTAGTTAAGTTAAACGCACACCCTAATGTAAAGTGACCAGTTGAAGCTCCAGGTGGTGTACCTACATTTAAAGTACCCCACTCTAATAGTTGAAATACACCACCAGCTGGAAAATCCCATGTAGCATTTTCACATAAAAACTTTGCTGTACCAGCAGTAGATGGTGGGTCTGGAACAGCACCAGGAGCATGCGATCCACCAGATGCTACGAATGTTGGTATATCAGTGCCGACTAATACAACATCACCATCTCTAGTATTTACACTATCAACTGCACCACCTCCGCCTCCGCCACCTGCAATTTCTACCCAATCAGCAGCACCAGCCGCAGCTGATTTACAAATGAAAAACTTTTCATCAGTTATATTAAACCATTGCCAACCAACAGAATAACCATCAGCAACATCGTCACCAACACCAGGGTCAGTAGTTGCTAGTTTAATTGGGCGTTTAACTTTACTCATATACGTTAGCCTGTGATCCTATCTTGATTCGACGAACTTCAAACCTCCAACCATCAGTATCAGTATTGATAATTAAATTCATTACTTGAGCGTCACCAGCACCAGTTAAAGTTACAGTGAATGTGCAGTGTGCTGCAACATCTCCTTGTTCAACCATAGCTTCTATAACTGGTTCTGTAGCTGTAGCATCTGTGGAAATATCTTCTCGGTTATGCGCGGCAGCAATAACAAAAGTTGCTGATGCTGTACCTTTAACTGCGAGTACAGTCCATAAGCAATTACGCCATTCAAGAGTTGATAATGTATCAAGAACATAGTTATCATCGGCAGCATCTACTGTATGTAATGCGGCTGGGCTATGTGGATCGTTATAGTCTTGAATGTGTAGAAGTAGTGCGTTGCTTGGCACGGTATCCACCGATTCCAGTTCTGCTGTGTTATCAGTTAAGTTCAGCAATTCAAGAGTAAAGTTCCACCGTATAAAGGACTTACCACGTTTAACGTTTAAGCCTTGGTCAATGTACTCAATACCATCTTCATTTAAAACACGTACAACATATTGATTGCCGTACATATCTTCGTATTTAATTTTAGTTGTGCCCCATTGAATTGCTTCAAGAAATACAACTAGCTGCGCACGCTCAACATCAGGGATATTTTCAAACTCTAGGTTGAAAGTGGTGTTATAATTATTACCACGATCATAGAAGAAAACATTACCAGAACGCGTACGAACTATAGATTGATTACGAGCGCGCTTTTCTTTATTGCCTTCTTCCGGAGCTTTAAAGATGATTGAGTAATCAGCCTCTTCATACGTAGCGGTAAATGGAGCCCAAAATTTAATCTTAGTAGATGCTTCAACGTCAGTCATCGTTAATCACAGTAGATGGGTTGCGCGATTTAGGATCGTAGTTACTATCAGTGTAATTCTTATTCTTATTGATAGCTTGAATCTTCTTAATAACAGAAGCTGCAATACGATCTTCTGTTTCTTTACTTAACGTACCATCTACTTGAAGATCGATCTTAGCGTCCAACATTACCTTCTCTACTTTAACAGCTTCTAATGCTTGCCTAGCAGCTGCGGTAGCAATGTCTTCTGGTGAACGTACAGCTTCACCTTTCATACGCTTATTGATTTCATTCATGTCAGCGTTAGCTGCATCTTTATATTGAGAATTGAATGAGGTGTTTAAACCACCAAGAGTGTTAATGTCTTCTTGATAGTTGCGATTAGCGCGACGTTCATCTTCTGTACCCATTGCGTTTCGTACAGCTTGAGCGGCTTCTAAGTATGCGTTCGCAGCAGCGTCGAATTCTGCGCGACTGCCACCCTTATCAATGATGTTACGAAGATTCTTTTCTTGGTCTTCTCTCTCACTACGAGCTAAACGCCCCTGTGCACGTGGATCATCAGCACGAGCGCGCATCTGTGAATCAATAATCTCGCTGCGAAGTTTCTTCTGCAATGACAAGAAAGCTTCTTCATTCTTTTGAACATCTCTCATTAACTTATCAGAAGCCTTTTTCTTTTCGTCTTGAGCTTTCTTATAGTTAGCTACATCTTGATTATAAATTTTTTCAACATTAGAAGCAAACTCATCTATCTGCTTCTCTTGTGCTCGTAAGCTTTCCTTCTCTGCTTTCTCTTTCTCTTGGCGTACTTCACGATCATCTTGCGTTAGGATACGAGCGCGCATAGTTTCGATTTGATGAACGAAGTCAAATACTTCACCAGCTAACTTACCAAAAGTTGGATTACTAGCTATACTAACTTCAAGAATTTCAGCAAAGCCTTCTAGCTGTTTCTTAGCTTTCTCAAGTTCAGCAGAATATTTACGAATACCTTCTGCATCATTGTCAGCTACAGCAGTAGCTAATCTGTCTTCTACCGGTGTGATATTCATATCAACCCAGCTAGACAGTTCGCGTTGAGATTGAATACGTTGCTTATCTTCTTCTTGTTTAAGAAGTTCTTTACGTAGTTCTAATTCATACTCTAGATCAGTAATTAAATCTTTCTGTTCATCAGTTATGCGGCTATTAAATGCGCGAGTTTCTTTGCTACCCATTTTGGTAACATTCATACTATCACTCATATCCTTAATCATCTTAGCTGTATGAGTTAGAGTATCTTGAACCTCCTCATCAATCTCACGAAGAGATTTAACAGCTGCATCTTTAGCTTCTGCATAAGCAGTTTCAATAGCTACACGAACCTCAGCTAAGGTTCTATTCTGAACCATTATAAATTCTTCAGCTGCACCTTCACCATACTGACTAAGACCAGCAGTAGCTTTAGGACCTTCAACACCAAAGATTTGTGATTCAAGTAATGCTGGATCAGATGTGTTTTGTTCGGCCATCTTCTTGACGGCCATAGCCTTAAACTTATTAATGCGATCTACTAACGCAGCATTACGTTTAGCTTCATCATCTGTCTTACCAAACATTAATTCATTAAGCCAGCCGCCTGTTTTAGAAGAAGCATTAGTTATAGTGTTTGAAATTTCAGTGATGCGCTTACCAAAGTTATCTGCAAGATTATTCAGCGCACGTTCAGAAGCTTTGGCAGATGTTCCAATTTGCTCCATTGCAGGGATGATCTGTTGTTTATAAAGATTAACACCACGAATCGCACCAGTAACACCACGGCGTGCACGTTCTTCGTCGAACATACTACCGATAATATCCCCGCTTCCACCAGTTACTTCTTTCAACTGTTGGAATACATCGACTAAGTTCTTACCTCTGAATGCTGTATCACCAATGGCAACACCAGCTTCCATTAAAGCTTTCTTAGCTTTCTCACTTGGATTCTGCAAACCATTGATTGTTTGGATTACAGAAGTGATAGCATTAGCTGTCGTCATACCTTGACGAGTAAGCAATGCTACGAATCCTGCAACTTCTTTAAGCTCAATACCAGCAGCAGCTGCAACGCCAGATAAACGACCAAAGTTCATATTCAATTGCCCGACGTTTAATTTACCTACGTCGATAGCATCGAATAGAATATCAGAAGCTTCTGTCATTTCACCAATAGACAGACGGTATGAATCTTTGATAGAAGTCAGAAGGTTAGTAGTGCTTTGTAGATCGCTGCTAGTAGCGGTTGCGAACGTAGCAACTACGCGAGTGAAGCGTTCAAGATCGCTCGCATCAATACCAGATGATAGTGCTTCTTTGAATGCTTTGACTACGTCGAGTTTATCCATGTTAAATTCAGCAGATAGCTTCAATGCAGAAGCCGCTGTCTTATCTAACATCTGTTGGAACTCATCGCCACTAACAGAAGCATCTGCTAGTAGTGTCGACATGCGCGCAAGTTCACGATTAAACTCTAAACCCCATTCGATGAATTTATACCCAGTATAGACACCGCCGACTACTGCGAGCGCACTACCAAAGCCTAACAATGCAGTTGATACTGGTAATGTAGATTTACCAACTAACTGCATTGCATTAGCTGTAGCGTATAAAACACCAGCAGCAGGGTATGCGCCTATTGCGCCAGCAGCGCCTGCACCAGCACGTAATCCAGCTGAAACATTAACTGAGCTAGCTGGCGCTGATGAAGTAGATACTGGTAAAGGTCTTCCACCAGGGGTGAAGATACTATTAAACTTAGCAGCTTGTGCTTGTGCTTGCGATTGCTCACGAACATGCGCCATTCTACGACGATGTTCTTCTTCATCCATTTCACGACGATAGCGATATAGTTCAACAGCAACTAAACGTTCCTCACGTGAGCGAGCACGCTCAGCTTGCATCTTAGCACGACTAGCTTGAGCAAAGATATTCTCAAACTCACGCGCACTATCTTTAGCTTCACGTTGTTCAGCAGCTGCGCGCTCTTTAGCTGCACGAATGGTTGCTTTCAACTCATTCGCACGGGCCTTCTCTTGCGCCTTAGCTTCATCGCTTCGTGCTTTATCTTGAATAGCTTGTTGATCACGAACTAATTTATTTAGATCAACCTTAAATTCTTCTGCTTTGATTTGAACTTTAAACCCGGCTGCTTCCATCGCAGCTTTTTCAGCTTCCCAGTAACGTTTAACCGCAGCTAATTGCGCATTAGCTTGGTCTGTCTTAATTACTAATTGTATTACTTCTTCGTAATAGGGCATCTTAACTTCGTGGTATCATTGCAGACATGATTTGAATTTCTTCTTCTTGCCTAATAGAATCGTACGCTAGTAAGTTAGTGAGATCCCGACGATCTAACGTATCTAGATAAGAAACCGGCTGGCTAAAACGCTCACATATACGATATAATCGATACATCAGCGTTCTACCAGCCGGAACTTCCTTCTTATTTATATCAGCACTAATCGTGCTGGCTACGTCGGGCTCGCAGTAAAATTTTCTTTAGCTTCCTCAATCGCTTTTGATTGGATGTTAGTAGCTGTTTGGATAGCATCAAAGATGCGCCCAATATCACCTTCACTAAACCCAGCGTTAAGTAGCTCAAGCTCAAATAACTTAATAGATTCGATTGTCGAGCAATCGTTTTCCATTATTAAGTTACTATCGACAGAAAGGCACTTGTGGATAATAAAGAACTTCTCGAAGTAAATCCAATCACTAATCTTTTTGATATAGTCTGGATCGTCGTAATTAACAGACTTCTCAGGTTCTTTACCAACTCGTACCGTTGTACTAACAACTAATGGAGCCTGTGGTTTTGGATACACGGTTTCGTATGCGCGACGAATACCGATAGGATAACCACTAACCTTCAATACAATTGATTGCTCCGAATTTGACCGATCCAATCTAACTTCTTGTACTTCACGAATTGAAACAACTTTACCATTAAGCTTCATACGTCACCTTATTAAGTGAATGTTGCGTCGACCTGACCTTGGAGAGCAGTACCCTTAACGGCTACTGTATTGTACTCATTACCTTCTGAGAAGGCAAATTCATCAATGTGTACTTTAGTAAAGAGCATGTCTTCATACTGTGTACGATTGCATGGGTTATAGATACGGAAGCGAATGGTTACAGCGTAAGGACCGCAAGGATCGCTATTAACCCAACCAGCAGCTGACGCTACTGAGCTACCTTTAAGAGCATCAATAGGCGATAGGCCAGTGATACCTTGACGATACTTCCATTGTTCAAACTTAAGCGTGAAGCTTAAATCGAGAACAGATTCGTCGCCTTGTTTGCGACTGTCAATCTTACCGCGGTTTAACACGATAAAAGAGTTGTTCTTTTCTGTGAACTTAAGATCGCCTTCGGATAAAGGAATCTCCATCGAATTAGGAACGGGGCTACCGTCTTCGATAAACATGGTTGCGTCGCGTAGATTGCGAGTTGTGCCGCTCATAAATGATTCCTTTACTTAGGTTGATCTATACATGCTTCTGAAATAATAACCGCGCACATTGTATCCAAGGGAGGAGTTCCACCTGTAGATATTGATTTAGCTGTGAAGGTCGCGGTTCGTAAATCGAGATAGCTTATTTTAGCTTCATGGAATGAAATGCAAGAGGTTTTTATTTGATGGGTTGTTAAATGCAAGAGCGGTTTGTATAGCTCTGCCATTTGCATATGGAAGTCAATACTCTTATCTGAACGTGAATTTGATTTAGAGCTAAAGCAAATCAACTGAAACATATACTGTTGATAGAAATTAGAACGACGAGTTGGTTGAGGTGCAGAAGATAGCATCTCAAATTGCAACCAATCTGGGGCGTTATCAACAGAAGGTTGTTCTATTCCTTTGATGATTAGAATACGAGTAGGATCAACCGCTTTAATTAGGTTGCCTATTCCTCTATATACATCAAAGTCTTTAGCGTCGGCCACGTGCTACCTTTTCGTGAATAGCTTCTCTGCGTTTTAAGTGTAGTTCCCACTGCTTAAATACGAAGTGAGGTTGTGCTGGTGCGACAGGTTCTACAATACCTAACTCTAAAAACTTAAGATAGCTATCCCATTGAGGGTTAACTATCGCCATCTTTAAATCTTTCTTCTGTTCTACTTCTAACTGCCAACCGCTATCACCTGGCATGTTGCCAATATCGCTACCGCTAGCTTTATGACCAGGATACATCGGTCGTTTTTGTGAGCCTACTGAGTTAGATGTAACACCAGCAGCTGCGCCCGTATCGATAGGAGTTGTTGCGATTAACCCCTTTAAAATTATTTCTATCTCTTTAACGTATGCTTCTTCAAATGCTTTAGGGTAGTAAGCAGTTATATCTCTAATCATAGCATCAAAGCCACGACGAGTTGTACCGCTACCTCTAGGTAAGATAGAAGGAAAAGCCATTAGCCTAACCTACTACAACCTAAACGCCAACGTGTTTCTAACGTTGAGTTATCTAGCATTTGAATACGATAACGTTCACCAGTAGTTTTACTACGAGTGATAACATCGTTAGTACGTATTTGAACTACAATCAATTCACCTTCATCGTTGGTGAATGATTTAGGTACTTCAATTACTGTATCGAATTTGTCGAATGCGTCTTTTTGAATTGATACAGAACGTTCATGTAGTTGTGGTACTGAACCACCATTACGACGTGAAGGTTGGCGTTGTAGGCAGTAAGGTACTTCTATTGTATTAACATTACGCGCTGCTGTACCGTCATCAAAATTAACTGTAGCGTTATCTGTGATATGCTCTAAGAGCATAGTTTCCCAGTTATCAAAGATTTTATAGTCATCTTTGATGCTGTTCTTAAACGCTTGATTAAGGTCTGGGATCACGGGCATTAGCAATACCCTTGTGATTCTTCCTGTGCTGGTGCAATTAAACCAATTTGCTTATCAATACCTTCTAAAGCTTTTTGTAGTTGCTCTAGGTACTTACCCCATGATACACGCTGACCGTCAATATCATAGTCAGGTTTAGGTTGTGAAGTAACCTGCGCGATTAATAAGATTATATTATCGCGTGACGTTTGAAGAATAATTAAATTGTCTTCATCTGTATTAGGCATCTTTTACTTCTGGTAAAGTTCGATGATGCAAGTGGTGATTTCAGAAGCTGCGTCAACATACATGAACTTCATATCGTTCAATGTAGGCGGCTCATAATCCGCACCTGCTGCAACAGTTAAGAATGGACCAGATGCGCCTTCGCTTGCTACAGTAATTGCAGCTCTATCTGTTCCAGCTGCTACTTTGCCACTAATTCTAAAGCCTACAACAAGAGATAAAATCTGATCTGCAAGTGCAGATGATAAACCTGCTGCTACCATACCGGCTTTAACACCTGTAGATAGCAGCGCTGGTGACGCTGGAATAGTAAAAGAGAAGATGCGTGTGCGGTTGCACAGTGTAGTTGAGCGCAGTGACATACCTCTCCCTTGCATTGGAATTAGAATTGCAGAACGATTACTGCTTGAACTGGTTTATCGCTAGCGGATACAACATACAATGTTTTCAAATCGGTTTGAGTAGTGATCTTAGCATCAACACCAGCTTTAATATATTCAAGCTGAGCCTTAACATCTTCGCCAACTAGTAATGCTGGACGATCTTTACCATCATAAAATTGACCACAAATCTTAGCACTCTTAAACCGACGAAGAGCATTGTCAGGAATTAGCTTTTCCAGTTGTACAAATAGAGGCTTCAAATCCTTCTCATTAGTATTAACAGAAGGTAGATCAATTACAATACGCTTAGTCTGATCAATCATATCATATCCTAATTAAAGAAACACCCTAGTGTTTAGCTAGGGTGTTCTGGTTTAGATTTTCAAGTCACGCTTAAGCGTTGTAGCTCTTAGCAACGTACCAAGGAGCTTTAACGTAAGCAACGCCACGTTCACTTGCACGGAATTGAGCGACTACATCGCGTTCAAAGTGAGCAGTATTACCGGCTGGTGCGGTGAGTACTTCAAGAGGGAACGTAGTTAGATAACCGAACGCCTTCTTAAATTCACCAACATACCAGTAATCACGTGCATTAGATGCGCTGATTCCACCTAGGCGAGTTAGAACCCAATCAAACCAAGGTGAAGATACAATCTTCAATTGGCCATTGCGTGCGAGTGGGTTAGTGCCGATAGTAGTACGTGCGCCAGTGTTAGTAGCTTCACGTAGTTCAGTTGCACCTAGGATCATTTGAGCAGTCAGTAGACGTGCTGGTGAGACTAGGATAGTATCTGGAGCTACTGCGATTGGTTCAGGGACAGTACGATCATCGGTCATATCAACGAAGAGTTGATTAACTGCATCGATATCAGTCCAATCGACTAGAGGATTTGACGCTAGCATGTTCACGCGAGGATCGCCACCACCAGTTGCAACGTAAGTATTGCGAGCAACACCCTTACGATTGAAGTTGTTAGTGACACCTAGAACAACAGAGAGAATACGCTTCTCTTTGCTGATTGCTACGCGTTCACCTACTGCACGTGCAGCGTCGATTACATCGCCAGTACGATCGAAGTGAATCATTTCGCGCGTTAAACCAATCTTCATACCGCGCTTATCTGCTTGTGGTACATCGATCCAATCTTGACCGAACTTCACATCAGGGTATTCTTCACCTTCACGAACAACCATTGCATCATCATCAATGGGTGATAGGCCAGGAATACGAGTATTTTCACCACGACGAGTCTGTTCGGTAACTAGTAAGCTACCAACTAATGCAGGGCTACGATAGCCTTCCATAACACCTTCGAGGATTAGCTCTCCAGTAATCATGTTAAACGCGCTAAGGTGAACAGGGTCAACCTCTTCACGCACACGTTCAGCACCGTGATCTTGCATTAGGGCAACGACACCTTCTGCACCTAGAGTCGCTAGTGCGATGTCTAGAACAGATACATCGTCAGTGGTCATCTTGCCACTTTCAAAGCGGCTCTTCATTTCCTTGCAGATAAGCTCTGCTGTGTGTTTAACAGCAGCAGATTCCTTACCCTTGAAGGCACCGTTTAGGCGTAGTGGCTTTGACATATATTGATCCTTTGATTTATTATGATGATGGATTGGTTACTATTACGACACGTCTAGGTCGACGCCTTGAGCGCGCTTAGGCAGTGTCTTGCATAGATAACCACGAATGCGTGTAGCGCCAGCTTTAACTTCACTAACAATGGCGATAGCGGCATTCTTTACAGCAGTCTTTTCGACAGTCTGTACTAGAGCATTACCGGCAGCTTTGTTAGGAGTAAGGAAGTCACCAGGGAGGTAATCAGCGCTAACGCAATCAAATTCAACTTCACCATCTTGGCATACAGCGATGTAATGATCGCGAGTATCAAGTGGAGTATCTTTATCACTAGCGCCGCTAGCAATACCAGCAAAGGCAGCAGCGAAGTCTAGTTGAGTTGTAGCTTCATTGGTATTCCAAGTGAAGTTTTCAACTGGGATGATATAACCAGATTCAAAAGCTACTAAGCTTCCGACTGGAATATCATTAGTCTTCACCGATGAAGTTAGCTTCACAGGGAATTGCTTAGGAATGACTGCGCCGGTGCGATGAATGTGTGCCATGGTATGGTGCCTTTAGGTAAGTTTATTTATTAGTCAGCGAAGAGAGCAGCTACTTCTTCTTTGATGACTTTTTCATCTGGCTTCTTAGCTGGAGCCTTATTAGGCTTATTAACACCTTCGTTTAGAACTGTTGATTCAGTTGTTTCGACGGTGAGTAGACCTTTACGATCTGCAACTAGAGCTTTGACTTCGTCAGTCTTATTAGCAACTACTGCTTCACGAACTGATTTAAGGAATACTGTGCTGCGCTTATCGGCTGGAATATCTTTAACAGCCTCCGTGACCTTTTCATTAATCTGATTCTCTGCGCTAATTGCAGCTGATTCAACAGCTTGAATTAGCTCAGGGCGATTCTTCTTAAGGTCTTCTAGAGTGATGTCTTTGTATTCCATGACAGCTTCCTTTTTAGTTGAACTTAGCGCGTTTAGTTCCTTAACTAAATCCTTCGCTATGGTTGCGCATGATACGGCCTTCTCTGCATCGGTCAACACCTTCTTTTGAGTTTCTGAATAAGAAGGGTATAATACACGCCACATCATGCTTTGTGCAGTATCGATTAAACGCTGTAACTTACGCTGTTCATCTTCGACTTTAATTGAATCGGCGAGGACGCCTTCTTTAAACATAGCTTCTGTAGTATTGCCATTAACGACAATATCTACCGAATGAACTTTAGTAATCTTGCTGATTTGATTAGTAGCAGCTTCATAACGTAGTTCAGCTACGTGACTCATCATAATAGCAGAAGGATCTTTATCTACCCAGAAGCGTGTAGCTTCATAGTATGGATGGCCAGTATTGAACTGAATATCACCTACTGCGCCTACACCTTCTTTATACTTACCTGCGATAAGAATACCAATCTTATCTTGAGGATCACGCGGGATTTCATTACCACTAGCATCTTCTTTAGCATGACCAAGGTAAATAGGAACACCATCGTAAAGCTTACCATCTGCTGCTTCTTTAATAGCAGATTCTTTATAGGTGTAAGGTTTCTTACTACCCTTAGCACGATTAGCCTTACCAATAAGACCGATAAGATGTACGTCTTTAAGTACGCCTTCTTTACTGATCTTAGAAGTAGTAGATAGTTGAGCGCGTTCGCTAAAGCGAACATCAGCATCAACTTCTTTATCAAGCTCGATTGTGAGGCTCATAATCATTGCTTCCTGGTAATGGTGTTCTTGGTATCTCTATACCGCGTTCTTTTAAAAAAGCTTCAACTACGGCTGTATTGCGAACTAGTGCACCCATCATTTGTTGTTGATGACGGTTCTCTAGTTGCTGTATGCGTGCAATACAATCACTCTCACGCTTTTCAGCTTTACGTTCTCTTTCTTCTTCACGCTTTATGCGTGCAGCTTCCATTAATTTATTATCTCTACGAGTAGACCAATCTGTATACAAGCAGTAGAAAGCGAATGCGCCTAATACACCAGCTTGTAATAGTGGTTCTGAGATAATTGTAGCAATGCTAGCTGCGTCAGCCATTGTTATACCTTAGTGTTTCCACCGTCTGCGTTATCACCTTTAGTGCCTTTTTTCTTATCGTCAAGGCCATTAGTTGTAGTTGCGCCTAATGAACCTGGAGGGACCTCGCCCGGCTGTAGACTCTCCAAATGACGAATAGTATTAGTGCGTTCAATAGCATATTTAGCTCCGAAACGACGTGCAATTGTTTGTGGTGATAAAGCACCAGACGCTTGTAGGATTTGTACAACGCGTGCTTCATCAAGCACCTTACCTACTGCTAAGCGTGGTCCTTCAATAATAAGTTCATACTCTAGTTTCATTTTAACTGTATCTACACCCATCATCTCTTGCACTAACCAGAATGCTTTTTCTACGTAAGCGTAGAATGTGCCTTGTTCGCGCCTAAAATTCATCACTGTAGGTGAGCCAGGAGATAATGGTTCTGTTGGTTCTTTAGCAAGTAACCAATCAACAGGTAATACGAAACGACATGCAATCTTTGATAAGTCTTGTAATGCGCCAGCAATGAAGCCTTCTGGCTTAACACCAACAGAAGGCATTTCATAATCCATCATCTCATTTGTATCAACAATCATACCTTGTCTAAAGTTTTGTGCTACAACTGTCTTACCAGTAACAGTGCTACGATGATTCATCCCATCTGACTTATTCTGCACAAACTTAGTGATACGTGGTTGAGTTGAACCCTTATGTTTACGAATAAGAGCAATGGCTGATTGAATTTGAATAAGAACAGAAGTGTTTAATACGATCTTCTCAACACGACGAATGTTCTTTAACACCGGCCAGAAGTCTGGTAGCCCACGTGGATGCTCGTAATCAGTATTACGCTTGATAAAGATTACTTTATCTGCTGGAATTTCTTTAGGTTTACGAGTAGCCTTAGTTGTTATATCGTTATCATTTGGCGTATTGTAGTAATACGTTTTAACTTTTTCAATATCGTTAGGGTCAGTCTCAACACCATAGCGTTGTGCGTATGGTGAAGCGCCTGCATAGTTGCCATCAATTAAAGATACTTCCATGAAGCGAACGTCTGGTGCTTCATTAAGACCCTTTTTAAAGAAGCGCCAAGCACACTCACCATCACGCATTGCTTTTTCTAATGAGTTCAACAACCGACCATTGAAATCATTCTTAGTTTCAAAAGATTCCCAATTAACAATCATTGTTTTGATGTTACTATCTTCGGTTGCTTTAGCTTCTTTAACTGGATCTTTACCAAGATCCTTCTTTACCAATTCATAAATTAAACCATCGCCAATAACATGGTTACCATATTGACGAATGATGTTTTGAAAGATGTCATTAGAGATAAGAGCACGACAGTTTTCACGTACTTCTCTTAACTGCCCTAGATCAAAGTTAAAAGTACGGCTACCGTTAATACCAATAGGTAGCCACTCATCAAAGTTTTCATCGCCGTTACCAATAGTAGAACCAGAAGCTGTATTGGGTGCTTCCTTAACACGAAAAAATACTTCATCATTACTATCAATACAGATTTCCTTAGCACCTTCAACACAGAAGGCGAGCAATTGATTTAGCTTCAACTCTAAAACGTCTAACTGTTTGTCTTTTGCGGTAGGTTCTGACATACTTCCACTATGTTTCTTGCAGCGGGTGTGAGGTCTTCTTTATCTTTATGCACGAATTGCTTAATAGTATCGAAGTTAACTATTAAGTACCAAATCAATCCTGCAATACCAATAACAACAGCCCCCATTATAATGAATGGAATATATGGGCGCATAACAGCGAATGTTACACCCATAGCTAGCATTGTCACTGCAAATACAATACCAGTTACAGCCCATTTCTTAAGCGATGGGATCTGTACTGTGAAAATAATAGCCATACATGCAGCTATGATAACAACACTCATGATGTTACCCCACATAAATAACGCGCTTAAGCCATCAGCCCATGCATCGTTACTAAATGGATTCGTCTTAGGCGTTGGAGGTAATGGTGGAAGCCCAAACAAACTACGAATGCTCCAACATCCAGGCAAACACAATAATGCGGCGAACAATGTTAATTGCCGCATAGGTTATCTCCTAGACCGTCATCATACTCTTCATCTGACGAGTCTTCGTGCCCATTATCCAAACCGGTAACTTCTGTCAACAGTCTAGTTAAACCTTCTAACGCATCACTAGCATCATCATGGTCTGCAAATGGATGATCCATTAGCTGTTGAATAAGTATCTTTGTATATGGGCAGTTACGTTTGAACCTATAAAACCTACGCTTTAACCAAATAGACAGACGACTAATGCGTGTTTCTTTACGTACACCATAGTGTTCTACTTCAACGACAGGTAATACAATACCTTGTTCTTGAGTTTTAGCGAAAAGTTCTTCGCTTAGTAGTTGTTGGAACCCGTTTGTTTCAATACCAAAGTAATCGAAGTGAACGTCTTTATGCTTCTTAATAATTGTATCAGTCAGAAGAGTTACTGGTATCTTACGAACATCACATTCAAGGTAGAAACATCTATGTTCTGGTACATAGTACCCAGTTAAAATAGGTGAATAGTCGCGTGACTTAGCTTTCTTACCTGTGCTTGGATCGTTATACCCAATAGTCCACTTATCTATATTAGTTGGTAGCTCATCATACCAAACATCTTCACCGGTGAACCATTCTGCATCGAACTCACTTAGCGCAGGGTCGCGCGGGTTATTCATCTTTTCAGCGTCGAATGCTGAGTGCCCTGTTGCGCGCATGCACATTAGTTCATATAAAGATTCTTTCTCAGGCCATAATACTTTAGCGCCTTCATCCATTGCAGCTTTATTATCATTATAGAACTGTAATGGGATTAACTTTTCAGTTTCTGTTAGGCTACTAAGATATAGCTGTTCCCACTTATCCCACAATTCCATGTTTGTAGGCCATGTTTCAATAGCTTTGAAACGAATAGCTTTAAACTGTGGGTTACGCGAGCACCAACCTACCATTGATGATACGTGTAGATCGTTTCCTACGACGAATACGTTTGTACCTTTATCACCTACAGGCAGAAGTGATCGTTCTAACCATGATATGTCGTCGCTTCTAATGGTTGGTGACTTAACATCGTCAGTTTCTTGCGGATCGTCCAGAATGATGAGTGTTGGTCGATACTGCTTATACTTTCTACCACGTACACCGGAACCTTTACCATAAATTTCACAACAAACATCATTTCCAGTTTCAATTCGTTCTTCATTCCACTTATCGCCATGCTGACAGGCGGTAGGATAGTCTTGTCTGATAGCTTCGTTCTCGTCTAGCTCCTTTTTAATATCGTTAAGGTACTTACTAGCTAGCTTTTCGTTCTTGGAGCCAATGATAATGTAGCGTTCATTACCTTCACAGATAGATTTGAGGGCTTTTAGGAACGTAGTGAGCGTCGATTTCGCATAGCCACGTGGAATAATAACCACAACCTTTTGGTCGCGATCATGTATGAGCCTATCTAATTCGTTAGCTAATATGAAATGAAACTCTGCTGATGGTCTACTAAAGTAGTGGGGTACATAGTATTTACCCCATTCAATAAGGCCCATCTGCCGTTTTGTTAGAACAGCTTGCTTCTCTCTAGCTTTCGCTATGAGCCTATCAACTATTGGGGTTTGAAAGGCCATGCTTTTTCTTCAATTCTGCGAGTTCGTCTGGTGGCAGAAGATGACCGTGCTCTTGAATGAGCGTTCGCATCTGTATATTTTCTTCTTCGACTTCAACTGTTTGCTCAACACCATTAATTTCTATCTTTGTACCTATCTCGATTGGTTCATCTGGCTCTGGTTCTTGCATCATCATCTGTTGGATGCGCTTAGCGAACTCTTCTAAACGGTTTGGATCAATATATTCAGCGGATGCGTCGATTACTTTAGACAGAAGGTTATCAATGTACTCTGGCGTAATCTTATTCATGCTCGAAATCGTCTCAATCATCTGACGAATCTTATCACATAGCACTGTAGCTGCTTGAATCCCTTGCATACCCATCTGGCCATTAGATGCAGTGCATAGGTTCACTACTTGCGTCATTAATGTGCGCAACATAGCCAGTTCACTATCAAGTTGAAGCTTTTTAGGATCCGTTTTAAACTTATTAAACGTATCCCTAATGTCTTTCGACTTAAAGTGCTGTGTGTAATTAACGACTCTTACTGCATGATTCATACATATACCGCCCGATGAGTAGTTTCTACATCTAACTCCGTCAAATTGCATAAACATACAGCGACGTTTACCATCTAAACCAATCTCCGGTAAGATAGGCAAGCATCTTTTTAAAAGATATCGCCCTCTGTTCCAACCTAACACCGCGATTAGATGTGCTGCTGACAATAACGATGGGGTTGGCGCATGTTTTAGCTTTAGTACTTCTGTACTTAGCAGCCATTTGTTTAGGATTGGTAGCCAATCCCCACCATGGAGTTTCGTACATATGCCTTCCTTCATGCCTTCAATATAAGCCGTTGACGGCTGTAGTCAAGGCTGTATAATGACAGTTATGGGTCGAGTTGTAAACAATATCTACGGATCAACTGATAATCATGCGTCAATGACGCTTGAAATCATCAGTGCTGGCCTATATCAAATAGAGATATTGTTTGATGCAGAGAAGTATGAGTACTTACGTAAGTTTAACTGGTGCTTTGAAGCGACAAAAGGGTTAGTCTATTGTATGGACTTAAGCATGGAGACGCCTACTAAGATGGGGCATAAAACTCCACGCATTTACCTACGGAATTACCTACAATATTTGGATGGTAATTGGGCTAACGGTAAACCTAAGAGTAATTGGCCGAACAAAGATTTAACAGATTATCGACTGTCGACAAAATAATACTTGACTTTCGTGAAAGGGCTGGTATAATGGAACCATGCCATCGAAAGTAACATACTGGTACACACACCATGAAGGTATATCTCTACTTCATGTGAGTAGTAATGATCCGCGTAGAGGCGGTTCACAAGACTTAGCAATGTTTGATAGTGATGTTTATGCTGGTTTGATTGGTAATGAGTGGCGAGTACGTAGTGGTCGTATAGAAAATCAATTTGGTCAGTCATTTTTATCGGTGATTGCGCCTTTATATAATTTAGGCAGCATTCAGATAGAGCCAAACATTGATTACAGAAGTAGTAACTTCCGTAAACGTGTATTCTCTGGCGCTGTACCAGAAGCATTAGCTAAATTTAGAGAGGATCCTCAATGGCGTACTAAAAAGCACGCTAAAAAGCATGAGTTGTTCCCACTAATGAAGTGGAAAAAGCGTTCTGATTGGGTGGAACTAGAAGTTTCTGTAGATGACGGCGTTAAACTTAAGATAAAAATCAATAAATGCTTAGTTCAATATGTTCCTAAGAACTTAGTATGGCGCCCACATCGTAGGAATCAGTTATACTTACTGCCTAATGCTAAGCAAGCTAAGCGTAATCGTGCTGTAGATGATCGTAGGCATGGTCAAGCATTAACAGAACGTATCTTAAACAATATTCCTGATGCATGCATAGCGAGAATGCAACGTTCTGATCCGTTAGATTATAGGTTTGATTACGCTACGAACACGTTTTGCTCGGCGATTACGCCTAGGAATACCTACCATAAAGTAGCAGAAGGTACTGTTCTAGAAGTTCATTGGCCTGCTAACTACGGTCATGCTGATGAACTTAGACCTAAGAATGTTTATCCAGATAAGGAATTATTCTTTCTTGAAGGAGAAGCTAGGTCTGGGTACTTCTTAATTGACGATAATGTCGTCGATGAAGTAAAGCAATACGATTGGACGATGAATTATAAGCTAGGTGAATGCTTTTCTAAGAATGTAGAAGATAAATCTGGAAGCCGATACAAATTAGAAAAGCTAGTTGCTAAGCTTAATAAAGTAGAGGTAAACGATCGGGTTGTGCAAAGTCGTATGACAAGAGGTTATCGAGCGGCAGTAGATGGTGGTGTTGGTAAATATAAAGAACGTGCTGCTTATGAGAATAGAACGCCAGATGAGATGAGTACTAACAACAGAATGTTCACAAAGCGGCGAATCTATAAGTTCCGTAAGTTCCACTGTGATAAATTCCTTGCTATTCCTGAGCTAAACATTATAGCTTTGGATGTTCGTTTCAACTCAATCCGCATCGGAGGCGCAAAATGATTACACCAACTAAACAAGAGTTGAGTGAGTTTGAATCTTTGTTTAACGAATTCAAAGATTTCTGCGTAGAGAACCCTAAAACGCACGTCGATACAGAAATGATTAAGAAGATTATTACCCCGCTGCCTAGCGATGATTCTATGAAGCAACATGGTGAACGACTTATTCGATATAATAAGTATCTAACAATGTGTACGAAGTATGCGCCTTATTTCTTTTTGCAAAGATCATTTGTATGAGAAATCGAGGACGTGGAATAGGCAGAAGTGATAGTATTGCTGTAGGTGGTAGCGCTACTCCTACACCTCCATCAAATAACGCTGTTATAATTGATGGCTCATCAATGGGGTTTGTAATGCAAGCTCCAGCTGATACTAATGAATCAGCGATAACTACATTCAATCTAACAGCTGGTGCAGGTTTGCCTGTTAATTTAACGATGGGTATGTGGGTTAAACCACAAGCTGGTATGCCATATGATACGTGGTCATACTTCATGACGTTAGATAGAACATCGCCATGGACTCAGTTCCTTGGTTTTGGTATTAATGCTAATGGTGTTGAGCGATACCGTACCTTTATTGATATTTGTAATAATGTAATCCATGGCGCTGGCGCATTAGCTATTGATACATGGTCGCATGTATGTTTACGTAAAACTGGGTTTGTATACAATATTATTGTTAATAGTATAGCTCTAGTATTAGACCCTAATGATGGTGGAGGATCTACTACGCAACGAACGAATGGTAATACAGCTGATAACCTACGCAAACTTTGGATTAATCAACTTGGAGCTAGTGGGCAAGAAGCTGCGCTAGTATTCGACGGCTCGTTGTGCGGTGCGTTTTATATAACTGAATCATTATCACTTGAAGATATTGCAGCTATTGCTGCAAGTACCGACCCCGTAGAAGACGCTCAAGTATCTTGTCGTTTAGATGGGCATACTGATTTAACCAATGAAGGTACAAACGGTATCGATCTAACAGCGTTCGGTACTTTAACAACTGATACAGAAGGTCCTTATTAATATGTACCATTTACTTCTTAATCGTACAACAGATGAAGTTATTATTGTTACGCACGATAGTTATGTTCATGTGTTCGCCACCGACAACGAATACGTCGAGATTGAGTACCATTCTCAGCTTCAAGCGAACGGTATTACAGTACCACGTTTATTAAAAGCTGTGGAAGCATTCGTCAACAACGGAGTTCAAAAAGAATTATTTATTAGTCAAGATGAAGCACTGACTCAACGTGATGTTAAAACTCAAATTATTCGTCGAGGCGTAAATGAGTGATCGTAAAGTACTTCTTACTGATGAGAAGATACAGAAGGTGGTTGATGAATATAATAAACATGAGATTGCTTATTACGGTGAAGCAGCTGCTATTACTAATACAGTAGAAGACTACACTTGTAATTCGTGTATAGATAAATACAAATGTGAGTCATCATTCGATCCGTACAACACCGGCGGCGATTGTTTGGAGAACAAATGACAGAAGACCTAATGGTGATTGACCAACTTACTATTATCTGCAAAGGTTGTGGTGAGAATAGAGTTGTTACCTTCAACCCATATTTAGTAGGTGCAGCAGCGCTTATAGAATATACTAAGACTAAACTAGTAGCTTGTCAATGCGGGCATGCATTCTGCGATCTTAAAGCACGCTTTGCTAAAGACCCAAACGAACCAAGTAGGAATTAACTATGTGTACTATTCGCCAACGACTACGTAAACGTCGAAATCTTCTTAAGCGTACGCGTGAGACGTTTAAGAAGAAAAGTAATAACTTATGTTCTTTCTTATGGGACTTACGTAATAAGAAGGAACGTAGATTAACTCGTATTAGTAACCGCGAAGAACGTGTAAGTCTACGATTCTTTCGCCACTTAGCATATGACGTACCAGAAGCATTCGATCATGTGTTGAAAACTAATATTCGTGCTAGCATAGAGTGCGGCGAATTCTTCATTAAGAAACACCCAGCGAACGTCGCGGATGCAAATGACAGACGTAACTAAACACATCATTGTAACAGATGATGGCTATGTAAGAGTAGTGTACTGGACGCCAGACTCTTATAAGCAGAAGAAAGCTTGTTATTTAACACCGATGGAGCTTAATGAGCACGTCGATCGGTTGAATTGGAAGATATACTGCGCTGCTGTAGCTTTATCAAAAGACATAAAAGCGCCTCATTGCTACGGTCTTTTTCAGACATAACAATGAGGCGCCAGATTTATTACGCCGTGAAAGGTGTAACAACTAGAGTTGAGTTAACCTTCTCAACCATAGTCGTACCAATCATGGTAGTAGCTATAGCATCAGTGAGGTTAAGAACAGAAGTTGATGTACTCTTTAGATAGTACTTACCGCTTACACGGAATGTATCACCTAGAGTTAGCTCGCTCACTGCTTGTAGTGCTGGAGTTGGGAACGCAGAGTCGTCGATAGTAAGCATGGGTTATGCTCCTTTGAATACGCCTATACCTATTTATACATGGTAAGCAAGGAAATTGTTCTTAACGCCTAATACATTGTAGTGATGTATTAGGCGCATTCGTTGATGGTGAAGATAATGATGAGTACGTCGAGGGCGTATAATAGGTATAATGACGTTTAAAACGTCGAATACGTTGTTTGTTTGGTCCCCCACGTACTATGTGTCACACACGCACGAGCATACCTCCCCCTCCCCTTTGTTGCTTGGCATGCCACGTGCTAGGCGCACTCAACGTATAAGCTAACACATCATCACATATAGGTGTGACACACCATCGCATGCGTTGAGTGCGCCTAGCATTGCACGCTCTTCCCATGTGTTATAATGTCGTCGTAAGGTGAGCACGACGCACACCACACAAAGCAACCTCCACTAGAACGGAGTCTATCATGGGTATCGGCGAACTGACCTTGGCACTCACCTTGGACGGCAAGTGCAACGACGCTGTAGAACTGCTGGCCTTGCTCACCATGAGCGGCGTATGCACTACCGTTGCTATGCTCGCTGTGCGCGACGCTGTGCACGCTGGCCTTGTTTCACACACCTAGTACGTCGAATGCGCCTAGCTAGCTAGGCAAGTGTGCGCGCAGCTTAGAATGCACGCACCAATCCGCTCTTTTACAAGTCCATAGCAGAGTGACCACATCCGCATGCATTGCGTGCGCCGCCCTTTATTGGGTGACGTGCACGCATACCGTTGGGCAACCTTTGTTCGTGTCATATATGCACCATGCAACCTAAGCGTTGTACGCATCGCACACGAAACGCATACCATGCGCTAACCAGTCACGCACACGCCCCACCTAAAGAGTAATTGCTCACAGGTGGGCCGGAGAAAGCCCCTCATATCAGTGAGCCTAGAAGCACGCTAAACCGCAACGCACTAGGCCACCTTGAAAAGCACTAAGCGCGAAACGGCACCTAGGCATAACCTACGGTGCAACGATCGTTCCTAGGTCGAATGAGAGGCATAGACTAGCTAGTTGTCACGGAGCTACCTAGTAAAACTCGTAACACATAGGCGCATTAAGCGTCACAACGTGACAAGCAAAGCCTGGGAACGTTTCCTAGGCTTCACGCAATGAACACTCAAACAGCGCACTAGAACGCGCTAGGAGTCTCCCATGTCGAACATCGAAACCAACACTCACAACAATAGCGAAGCGTTTAAGACTGTGCGCAAGCACAACCGCCAAGCTAAGACTGTCTTTCTCGCCTTGTGCGCCTTTCTGGACAAGGCTGGCATGAGCGATGCACAGAAAGAGCGCGCACAGAATGCGCTAGCTAACACTGGTGCGCAGATGATGCGCGCTAAGAATGCATTGCCCTCTGATCCTAGCAAGCTGCGCATGCATATTGAATCGATCAAACAAAAGTGTGAGAGCATCGTTGCACAGCTTGCGACGGATAAGACGTTTGCGAATGCTGCGCAGAGTGCTGCGATTCGTAAGGAAGCGACGCACGCGCTAGAAAACGTGAAGCTTTTCCTTGCTGAATACACTGAGCACAAGCAAGCCGTTGCGAACGCTACCAAAGTCGCCTAATTAGTGGCGGTGTGTCGTGCTACTAACACTAGCATGCCACACCATCCACTAACCTAGGAGGCTATATGTTTAGAATCATGTTCAACTTTCACGGTGTTGCGCATCGTGTGAATGATAAAATATATATTGGCCGTGAATATGCGGACGATGAATGCGCCTTGATCCGTTCGGTCGGTTTCGACGCTTTCGTAGTAGAGGTACACGATGCAACCTAAACCTTGTAGGTCATTCTCCAAATCTATAAAGACTGCATCAGTCGACCGCATTATTGCGCTTGAGAAAGGCGCAAAGCGTAAGCATGTGAAACTCTCGCGCGCTGGAACAAAGGCGCATAAGGCGCACAAGTCATTCGCTACACCTACAGATGGTGCAATCCATTGTGCTAAGCGTTACGCTCGCACATTATCTCACTTTCTGTAAATCTCAGTCGTTTTATTTTACACCCTCCGCATTCATCGTACACGTTGTGTATGGTGCGTGCGGAGGGTTCTTTGCGTTAATGAGTACGTCGAATACGCCTTTATCACAGAAAGTTAGGTGACAGATGATTGAATATTTATTTATGCTTGCTGAATACGCCTTATACGTCGTGTCAGTGGTTTTCCTGATTTATTTATCTGTTGAAATAATTAGAGATAACAGACGG